TAAATTACCGTCAGATTCCATTAAAATAAAATATTTATATAATAAATACTTAAAAAGTTTAATTAATTAAATTTTATTTGTATATTTGTATTGTAAAAGTTCATTGAAAATATTGGGGGTAAAAATGGTATTGACTGGCATTGTTAATTGTTCGGGGCACGCAGTGAGAAGATTCCTATCACTTAAATCTACGGATTCAAATTTTAGACGGCAACGTACTAGACAAAATGGCGACTATCGGTTTAATCCGTGAAAACGCTGAAGTTGTAGCTTAATAGTTAAGAAACAACAACGGGTCGGTGAGTGTATAACCCAGGAACAGAAGCTCTTTAGGGGTTGAAAAATGACTGAACCCTAAATCGAGTCGTCCATTGGTTGTTAGTTTACGATGGTGAAGAACAAACTAAATATTTTGGAATGTTAGAAAACATTATCCTAAGCGTGTAGTCCTTAATAGTTAAGGTGAACAACACGGCGGTTCGACCCCGCCTACCTCCACTTTAAACCCTTACCTCCACAGGTAGGGGTTTTTTATTTGACGTTATAATAAATAAAAAAACCACCCGAAGGTGGTCTGTTATCTGAACTTTAAATATTTCTTTTCATATCCCGATCAATGTCTCGATTTTTAATTGATTCTCTTTTATCGTAAAGTTTCTTACCTCGACCTAAAACAATTTCTATTTTAATCAAACCTCTGTCATTAATGAAAATTCTATACGGAATAATTGCTAATCCTTTTATTAATTGATTCTCTAATTTTCTTAATTCTTTTTTCTTGAGTAATAATTTTCTATCCCTATTGGTTTCGTGGAAAGTTCCATACCCATAATCTGAAATATTCATTCCTTTAACAAATAATTCACCATTACTAAAATAACAATAACTCTCTGAAATTGAGGCTTTATTTTCCCTAATAGATTTTACCTCAGACCCAATTAATTGAATTCCCGCAATTTCGGTTTGGATAAATTCGTATTCAAACTTTACTTTTTTATTAACTATATTAACCGAATGTTTCATTAAACAAAGATAAGAATTTTTTTATATATTATTTGATTTTTTTTTAATAAAAAAAGAGGGAAGAATTGATGGCTACTCAAATTCTTCCCTCTTAGCCGTGAACTCTGTCATTCAGTAAGTTCGACCTGATAATCCAATGAGTGAAATCGGATTGACACTTTGACGTTAGTGATGACCAGTATACATTAGAACGTTTGTGTTTTTATCGGATTTTTATCATCACTTGAAAAAACCCCTGTGGTTATCACAAAAAATCCACACCTTAAAAAAACATAGTTTTAGTCTTTTTCATCCATTCACCCATTGATTAGTCATACTAAGGACTTTTATTGGGGTTCGTTTGTTTTTTATGGTTTCAAATCTCAGTTAGAAACTTGGTGAACAAATACGAATCTAAATCATACACACATTAAAGAACTGAACCTATTTTTTTGATGTCATAACTTTAAACTCATTCACATCGAGTGTATTGGTTAAACACTACTTAACTGGAGTCACTTGGTAGCGAGCGATGGAATCGAACCATCCGTCTTTAGGTTATGAGCCTAACGAGTTACCATTTCTCCGGCTCGCACTATAATTTAGGCTGAGATTACACCTATTTGTGAGAACCTTTACAAGTATTATTGTTTCCCTTGTTATCCACTCCCTTTTGAAGAGTATTTCTCAATGACGGTCTTTTAAGTTTACCACTCTTTGAGGTATCAATTACTCTCTCATTACTCAACTCTCTTCGAGGACGCCTCCCCAACACATTCTTGCGGAATTAGAGGTTTTTGGTAAGAATACACTCAGACTTGGGGTCTTTGTGTGCAATGAACGGCTCATTACTATGTAGTCACCTTTCATCGATACCTGATAGACACTTTTCCTTTGAACAAATTTTTAGTTTATTTAAGTACGTGTCGTGGATGTGTCGAAGTAGTGGTCTATCGTAAGCTCAGTCATCTTTTGAACAACCGAATACTTGACTACTCCGTGAGATGTCCCCATCTCCATTTTTTAAGTTTACTTCATACCACAACCTTGGTGGGTTGTTAGTAAGGATATTAGCGACACCACTCGTTCTCCATCTTACCTTTCGGTTTTAAGTCCACTCTTAAATTGGAACCCGTAATCATATGATTAGATAATCACACTTTTTACTTGATTCCTATGGGTTATTCTTATTGTTCTTCCGAACTCAACCAAACAATCCACATTGCTTGGTCATTAAACCACTTTCCCTAAAGCGTTGCCCTCAGTACTAAAGGTCTAATGATATCCCACTTGTATACTCGAGCTCAGTTTCCCAAACCGCAGAACCACTAACACAAGTGACCCCACTTTATCCTACTTTCGTAGTTTATTTAACGACCATATACGGCCGATTATCGTTTCTCGAGTTATCATCACTCCGAAGAGTTACTTTCACCCGATGGATAATTCACTATTTCAAAGAACCTATCGGACATTCCCGATTTGTTTCACAAAGTTAAGAAGAATTTTTTAATTTGTCAAATTTTTCTTAAACTTTTTTTGAGAGTTGTATCTTAATCGTTCTCATTCTCATTTCCTTTACAAAGATAAGAAGAATTTTTCAGTTTTCCAAATTTTTCTCAAACTTTTTTCAAAGAACCCATCAGATATTTCTGATTTCTTTTACAAAGATAGGTATTTTTTTTCAAACCACCAAATCTTTTTTTCACTTTTTTAAAGAACCATTTGGGAAAATATAAATATATGTCTTTTCTCAAATGTTTTACAAAGATACAAAAAATATTTAATTAAACAACATTTTCATAAAAAAATATATATTTTGTTGACTTCTTTGGGTTTTATAACTATTTATTTGACATATAATAAACAAATAAAAAAAACTATGAAAAAATTAATTTTATCTTTATCGATTTTAACGTTAACATTAACATCTTGTGGTGGTGGAAAAACTGAAGAAGTTCCTGCGGTTGATTCAACTATTGTTGTAGCTGTTGATACTACTAAAGTTTCTGTTGATACTGCAGTTGTTGAAACGTCAACCGTTGTTGCTACTGAAGTTACAAAATAATGGAATATATTTTCTATTAGAAACTGAAAATCCCTCGTTTGGAGGGATTTTTTTATTTTAACAACATTTTAATTCTATCGATTTCTTCTTTTAATTTCACATTTTCAGAAGTCTCTTCTTTTTCTTTTTTATCGGGATTCCCCTTAAACGCCATTGTACCCAACTTAAATAATTCGGAAGGTACACCCACTAACCAATCTTTAGCGATACTATCAGTATTAGATGAACGGCTATTTGTATTATTTTCAACATTACCTTTATCTTCCTTATCTTTCTTATTTTCTTTTTTATCCACCCCCTTGTCTTTATCATCAGATAACGATAAAAAAGAATCTACCATAACTTCATTTGAATTATCGTCCAATATTGTATAATAAGCGCTCTTATCATCTGAGACATCACCAATAACATCTCCTTTCGATATATTTATTTGTGAGTTAGCTGATATGTAAAACGGATCTTTATTAACATTACAAATAACCGAATAAAAATATTTACCACCTACCCTATGTCTTATTATAAATCTATTATCCTTTTCACTACCACAAATTGAAATTTTGTCATCATCGATGATTGTACCGTTATATGGTGAAACAACTTTATTAGAATCTGTTGGAGTTAATTTAACGGTTTTTGTTGACGTTTCTTTAACTTTTGATTTTGGTATGGGGTTTATGAAATTGTCTTTTGACATTATAATAAATTTTTAATTCTTTTTATTTCTTCATCAACTGAACCATAAACAACGCCTTTTAAAAGGTCCGCAGCAAAGTTACTACCTGAAGTAGATGTTCCCGTGGTATTTGTACCTGATAGCCCGGATAAACTAATAGTATTTTGTTTATTTTGTTGAGGAAATTCTTTATTAAAATTTACCCAGAATTTATACATTACAGAATTTGTGTTATTAGTCCAGTTATCAAAATCTGATTTAACCTCTAACAAGTTTGGTTCATCTTTAACTAAAGTTAATCCTGAGGCAAGACTCTTTATCCGGTCTCTTTTATCACCTAAATTAGTAATTGTCGCACCACTAGTTGATGATGAGAATATCGGATTAGAAATTTCTTCATTTAGATTAAAGAAATTATTTAATTTCATTATTTAGCCATTCGTAAAAATTTATTCTCTTCTTTAAGTTTTTCATTGTCTTTTCTTAAAAAATCTACTTCAACCTCTAGTTTTGATACTTGTGCGGTAAGGGCTAAAATACTTTCTCTCATTGTGTCTTTCTCTCTCGATGATTCTAATAATAATGTTTCTAATTTTAATACTCTATCCTTTAAATCATCTCTGAACATTCTTCCGTCTTTCGAATCATCTTCCTCTTTTTTCGCTTTTAATAACATTCTTTTTTCATAGAATTTCCAAGCCGCGGTTGATGTTAGTACGGTTATTAATGTAATAAATATTGTATAAATTTGTTGTTCCATTAATATGTTTTTTAATATGAATTTATGTATTATATAAATATTTACTTTTAGATAAAAAACCTTATATAAAAAATATTAATTAAGGTCCAATTTTCGCCCAATCTGTTGAAGTATTTCCTGTATAACCCCACCAACCTTTTGATGTTATGTAAGCGCCAGTACCACCTGTAATATAAACTATTAAACCCTCAACCGCTGTTATAGATTCCGCGTCAGTCGCACTCATTCTTGGTGGTAAAAACCCTTGAGTTGTTGAGTCTATTTGAAGAGCGGACGATGCGTTTATAGATGATGTTCCGATTCCCAACTGACCTGTTATTGTGACTTCTGAATTTTTTGCAACTAATAAATTACTCCTATTAGTGCCATTTGTTCCGTTACCAATAATGAAAGTTCCTTCATCTGTTTCACCTGTTAAATTGAATTTACCTATTACGTGTTGGTAATCTCCGTTAGATATTGTTCCATAACCTTCTGTATGGGAGTATTCTCCATTAGATATCGTTTCTCTTCCTTCGGCGTGGGAACCATCACTTACCGATGTAGTTAAATAACCCTCCGAATGAGAGTGATTACCATACGAGATGGTACTATCCCCCTCCGAATGAGAATAATCCCCAGCCGATTTAGTATTATACCCTTCAGCGTGAGAGGAATAACCAATAGATTTATTTTCTTCACCTTCAGAATGAGAATATTCACCGAATACATAAGTAGCGTAAATACTATTTAAATTATCTAATGGTGCAACATAATTACCTGTTGTAAGTCCGGTATTATATAATGTTATTATAAAATCAGGTGAAGAAAAACTAGTTCCACTAATTTCATAAATTTGATTTACAGAACCATCACGTAAAATAACTTCATTACCACCACCACCAAATTCTGAAGTTAAATCAATGTCTAAATTAATCGTAATTACACCATTAGTAATTGTTTTTATTTCGAAAGCTTTCCATCCTGAATATGTTATTCTTCCTTCTGAATGTGACCCATCACTTACCGCTATTGTTAGTTTACCCTCGGAATGTGAGTAGTCACTAATAGATTGGGTTTCAGTTCCTTCAGAGTGGGATGCCACACCAAAAGATTTGGTTCTTTGACCTTCAGAATGTGAAAATCTTCCGAGTGACATAACTGCATTAGTTATGTTTTCCGCACCGCCTTCGGAATGAGAACCAAATCCCACCGCAATTGTATTATGTCCTTCAGAATGTGTATATGTGCCGTTAGTAATATTAGCAAATTCACTAAAAAGATTCTCTATATCGGAAACCGAGCTTGATGAAGTAACATTATCGTAAAGTTGTATTAAAGTTTGTCCTAGTCCCGAATCATATGTTACACCTGAAACGGTATATATATTACCATTACCAAATATCACTTGAGAACCTAAACCACCAAATTCTGAAGTCGCGTCACCGTATTCGGATGATAAACTTATTAGTCCGTTAGTACAAGTCATAGTAAAACCTTTCCATCCTGACCTGGTGTTATAACCTTCCGAATGTGAATTTTGACCTATAGATATCGTTTCACTACCTTCAGAATGAGAATATGAACCTATTGATTGAGTACCCTTTCCTTCAGAATGTGAATACGAACCGGTTGATGTTGTTAGTCTACCCTCAGAATGCGAACCTTCACCAACTGAAATTGTTCCTATTCCTTCAGAATGAGAAACCTGCCCAATCGAGATGTTGTCAGATCCTTCAGAATGTGAGCCTTCGCCTAAAGATAGGTTGCCGCCAGATTTTCTATTACCGCCTTCAGAATGTGTGAATTCACCAAAATATGTTGTTGCTGAAACACTATTTAAATTATTTATATCAACAACATAATAAGCCTCGCCATTTATTGAGGTATTTGTTAAATTAATTTGAAAATTCGGTGAAGAATAGGATATTGAATTATAACTCTCGATATGAAGATAATTAAATTGGTCAACATACACTACCTTATCTGAAGATGTAAATTCCGATGTATAATCGGTTCCACCTGTCAATATAATAACCCCATCAACAATTGTATTTGCCGAAATCCCTGAAAAAGCTTTAAACCCTGAGATATTATCATAACCTTCAGAATGTGAATAATATCCTATTGAGGTTGTTCCGCTACCTTCAGAATGTGAACCATAACCAATAGATAAAGTGTTACCACCCTCAGCATGAGAATAATCACCGGAAGATGTAACACCATCCCCGAACGCCAAACTTAAAGTTCCCGAAGAGGATGACCCATTTGATTGAACTTCATCCCATATTGTTATTGGACTACATCCGTGAACATTAGTCACATAAAAATCAGTAACGCAACCTATAGTTGTTGCCGAAATTGTGTTTGCAGTTAAACCTCCAGTAAAATTGGTTGCGCCTGAAACGGTTCCACCTGTGAAAGAAAATGATAAACCACTTAAAATATAATCTCTAACCTCAGTTAAATGAGTGTTTTTTGTTACACCTGTAAAAGGTGAATCATAATAATTAACTATAACTAAAAGATCATCATTCGTATATCCCGTTGGTCCTACAGACGGTAAAGTACTAATTGGTATAGGTATTGGCATATAAATATTTTACCATAAATATATGGTTAGTTACTTATATGTGAATAAAATTATAGTTTTTTGAATTCAGGTTTTATTAATTTCCATATGTAAGACGAATATTCTTTATTGTCGTAAAGTTTAAAAAGGATAGGTCTTAAATGTTCGTCTTGTTTCATAACCCATAGAGCAAAATGTTTCTTTGAAATTTCTTGGTGATTGAATTCACTATAAAATCCGTTATATAGTTTTTTGGATTCTTCTAATACATATGTGTAGTTAGACTCTAATTCAAAAACATAATATTTTATCTTTTTATAAAATTCATCAGGAACATCTTTAAGTAGTTCATCAAAATTACCACCATTACTTAATATTTCCCATATACCAGTAGTTGATACATTGGTCATTATTTTATGTAAACGAAGATACTCCTGTCCTTTTATCTTAACTCTATCACCATTAGAAAATTTAACAACAAACCCTTCCTCATCATCTTTTATCATTGAACTTAAAGTGGTATAATCAGATATTCCATCATATTTTTCAACAACCCTAAATCCAAGGTTATTTATCATATTTCTTAATCGTATATCTTCATCACCATCGTATAAATCAACCTCTCTACCAGTTTTGGTTTCTATTATTCCCAATAAAACAACATCTTCAAATGGGTATTGAACAACTATACGATTATCAGAATATATTATTTCAAACAAATAGGTATATTCAGTTTTTAAGTTTTTGTAACCATATCTTTGTAACATTTCAAACCCTTTAACTGATTGGTCAGAAGTAAATGAACCTCTGGTTGACATTATCCATTCACCATTATAGTTAAATAAGATACCTAAACTACCATCCATTTTTGAATAAACTTCAAAGTCAGTAGTTGCGGTATGTTTTTTTTCCTCTAAATTGAAAAACTTTTTGAAAGGTCTTGCAACTATATTCCCTTTATCATCAGTTACAAGACCTCGACTCATAATGGTTATTTCATCCCACTTTTCATTGTATTGTACGGTTTCAGAATAATTCCATATAGTTAATGTTAGAGTTGGGTGAACTTGTTTGTGAAGTAAACCTTCTTCATAATATTTATTTAAGGTGTTTAACATCATTACAAAGATAATAAATTTTTTTAAAATTTCAAAATTATGAAACAATATTCTATTGAAGAACTAAAGGGAGAATTTAACAGATTGGGTTATAAATGGTTTGATTTTCAAATTGTTGGTATTAGATCTAAATCGAATAAACCTAATGTATTTGACGATTTAATTGCAGTAATTAATAAAGATAAAATTCAATGGTTTACTTGTACAACAAATCCAGGAACTCATTGGTTAAAAAATTTACTTAATCCAAAAGGTACTGCTTTACTTAAACCAGGTCAATACGTTGATACTTGGGGTGTTGGTTTACATCAGGGTAAATACGAAGCGTTAACACAACAAAAACCTGTTACCGTTTTTAGAGATAAAGATTTAGATGATTTAGCTGAAGAAACTGCGGTTACTGACACAGGACTTTTCGGTATTAATATTCACAGAGCGAATGATAAAATGGTGTCAAAATTCATAGATAAGTGGAGTGCGGGTTGTATGGTTCTAAATGATCCTAACCAATTTAAAGAATTACTTCACGAATGTAAATTATCAGGTAAAAAATTGTTTACCTACTCGTTACTAAAGGAATTTTAATTCGTTTTCACTAATTATATCTTTATTATTCAATCTGTATTGATAATTACCTTTTGAATATAATACTTCCTCAACAATGCCGCTTGAGTAGATATTCCCATCTATTTTAACGACTTTGACTTTATCCCCAATTTTAAATTTTGGGTTATTTTTTCTAGGTCTTACCAACTCTTTATTTCATAAATATTTCAAAATGATGTTTGTGTGTGATGGTCGTAACCCATCTCACTAACTATAGGTCTTGACTCTAACAATGGTAATACTTCTCTCAATACGTGATAAGGACGGAATTCGGGGTGACCATCCATGCCGACATCCATACGTCTCCCCAAACCAAATCGGAGTTTGGTGGGTAAATGACAATGACCGTGAAGGTGTATCACTCCCTTATTTAAACCATCCCAAGAACTAATCGGGTAGTGCATCAAACGAAACTTACGTTTTCCGATTACTAAAGTTTCGTAATGACTTACAGACAGAAATAGTTCTTGAATATTATCTCTATTCTTTTCTATGTGTTCATCGTGATTTCCAAGTATTAAATGTATGTTTTTACAAACAATTCTATTGTGAAATTCTCTTATTGAATCAAATCCACCAAAAGACCAATCACCCAAATGAATCAGAATATCATCTTGTTTAACCACACTATTAATGTTATCAACAATTGAACTATTCATCCTCTCAAGTGAGGTGAAATCCCTTGTATAATCAACTGGGACTTCACCATTTTTATCTCTCCATTCGCTAGTGCCTCGACAAATATTCTTGTGGTTGTAATGTGTGTCCGATGTTATCCAAACATCAGGAAACCTACCCCTACTATCACCTTCAATTTTAATCATTACTCAGCTAATTTCTTATTTGTAAATTCTTTAATTCCTGTCACTTCAAATAAAATCTCTCTTTCAATTGATTCGGGAAACACTATATCCTGTTCAATATCATCAAGTTCAACTTCTAATGTAATCAAACTCGTATTTTCGTAGGAGTCAATCTCAAATTTTAAATCATTTTCTTTAACGACCGTTCTAACCTTTTTAATTTTAGAATAACTACTCAAATCCAATTTTTCAAATTCTTCGTTAGTTATTATCGTTGTTTCTTCGTGATTAACCCCTCTTGATAATGTTACTTTTCTTTCCTTAAAAATGGTAACCTGATTATTTTTTTGATTTACTTGATATCTATATCTATAACCATCAGGAGAATACCACTGCTCAATATCATAAACAATATCTATCTTATCTAATTTTGGAAATCTTTTCAACAAAAATTTTCTCTCAATTTCTTTGTGCCCACCCGTCATATCTATCTTATTTTTCATAATACAAAGATAATAATTTTTTGTGAATCTACCAAATAAAAAAAGTTAATTATTGAAGTATTTTTTATAAATTTTAAACATTAAAAATAAAGGGATTAAACAGATCACCCCCACAATTACTGAAACCGCTGCGGTTCGTATTAAGAAAAAATAGAATGTATAGATATGTTCATATAAACTCATCCCTTGTATTGGAAGTAAGAAAAAGAATGTTAAACATATAATTAATGAAAGCATTAAACCTGCGGTTAAGATAAATAATCCTTTTAAGATGTTTTTTTTCATAGTTTTAAATTATTAGTATTAAAGTTATTATTAGTAATATTATGTTTAGGTAAATCATAGTGTAAGAAAACTCGATTTGTTGTTCACTTTTACCTTGCCAATCATCATCCCATTCTATTTTTTCCATACGTTTTTAAAGAGTCTCCAATTCATTAAGATCGATTAAAATATTACCTTGTCTATCAATTACTTCATTCTCGATTAGGTTCATAGCGGTTCTACCATAATGACCCTGTAATGTCCAAGCATTACCTGTTTTAACAAGTTCACTAAAAAATTCAACCATATCTTTGTCACTCATTTCACCACCTTCGTAAGCAATAATTTTTTCAACTGAAATCATAATTTATTAATTTTATAATACAAAGATACTCAAATAATTTTATTTACCAAATAAAAAACTCCTAAAACTATTAACAAGATACTAACAACTATTAAACATAGTGACGCGACCTTTGTTGAGTAATCTACCTGTTCTTTACTTTTACCTTGCCAATCCTCTAAATTCCAATCACTCATATGTTTTCCTCCTTAAACACTTTAAAAACTTTTTTAGACATTTTATTATAATTCATATTGAATTTTGTACTCATCACTCCCAAAACTTTTTCGTTTTTATATGGCGAATTTTTAGGGGTACTCCATCTTCTTGTGTAATACATCCAATTATAAAACATTACATAAGCATTTGCCTTTTTGATGTAATCAGTTATATCAATACTTAAACCCCACTCTTTTATCAGTTTAACTGACCTTTTTTCATTATCCAATTCAAGGTCTCGACAATTTGATAAATGTTTTTGAATGTTCCTAACTTCTTTACCCGACAACCACTCGTCTAATTTAACCAATGAATTTAACGTTGTATTCCATAGTGGTATACCATCCTGCCATTGAGTTAGATGAGCATATTCGTGAACCAAAACACCAAACCCATCGGGACTTTTTATGGCGACTACAAGTTTTTTATTTTCAGAATCAAACCAACCAGAACACTTGGCATTACTACTATACTTAACATAAGAAACATTTCTTATATCACATTTAACCCCCAATTCTTTACAATGGGATTTAACGTGTTTAATAAATTCCTTATCTTTTTCTGTCAATCCCCTCATATTAATAAACTTTTATAATACAAAGGTACGATTTTTTTTTGAAATTACCAAATTTTTTTAACAAAAAAACCACCTGAAAATGGTGGTGTTGGGGGGGGGGTTAGGTTTGTATTGTTAGTAATCCCAGTTCTATATTTACCTTTTATTGGGAGATTCCTTAAACCTGAGTCGGAATCACAATTTAATAATAATTATCCTAACCCTCAACAAAATAATGTTAAGAAATTGTTAATTAAAACCCAAAGGGTTTAATTCACTACCAATAGGTAAGTTTTGTAGTTCTAACATTTCCTCGGTTATTTCTTCGGGAGTTAAGTGACCTTTAATATCAGAATCACAACTTCTCCAAATTTCAAAAGTATTGATACCATCACCATATAAACCAACGCCTCCACCAACAACCGAAATTTTGTGACCATTATCAAACTCCATTATGGCTTGTTTTCCACCTGTCAAACTTTGTTTTGGTTTGAACTCTAAATCTTTAAATGTTTTCATACCACAAATGTAGTAATATTTTTTGAATCCACAAAATTTTTTAAAATAAAAAACCCACTTTATTAGAGTGAGTTTTTCTTATAATTTACCAAATATATTTCTCAAATCACATTTTTCTTTATGTGTTTGAATCTTCCTTAAAAAATTTAAAATCTTCCTTATCATTCAATTATAAATAATTCTTTAATTAATGTGTTGTTTTTGTTATTTCTAACCATTATAAAATATATTCCTGTATTAAGGTTGGTTAGATTTAATTGGTCTTCGGATTTATTATAACCCGAATAAACAACTTGTCCTAAACTATTTTTAACCTCAACAAAATAAATATCACTTTCACCTCTAAAAACTCTAAATTCCATAATTCCTTTACCGGGATTTGGGTAGACAATAAAATCTAAGTCTTTATTATCATTCTCATCTAAACCAACCATTCTTACATCACAAACTTTATTGACCCCAAAATAACCCATAGGACTTGACCCACAAGTATTCACACCCATAACACTAAAAGTTCCCCCAAAGAAAGATGACGATGTTTTAGCATATACCACATTACCCGTGGTTGAACCAATGAAAGAGGTTCCGTTAGGGCTACTCCAAATATAACTTGTATTTCTTGGTGATATCGATGCGGTTAACATTATGGTGTCAGGAAAACAAGCTTGATTTATACCTGTAATTGTCGGTCTTTGTGTTAGTAACCCAATTCTTCTAGTACTCTTTACGGTACCACAAGAAAATTGTGTTGTTAGTTTTATACTATCACAAGAGTTATTAATACAAGTTGACTCAAAATTACTTGGGAAAAATACACTTATTGAATTAGTTCCCTGACCACTAACTATCTGAGCATTATTTGGTACCGACCAAGTAAATGATAATGCTCCTGTTGTAGAAACACTATAAGTATTTGTATAACCATTGTTAACACAACTTGAACCATTTATAGTTACTGTTGGAAGTCCTACACTTACAACTCTAGTTAATGTTACAGGATTTCCACATCCTCCTGTTATGACTAACTGAATATTACCTCCAGTAAATCCATTTTGAAATGTTACTTGAATCGAATTTGTTCCTTGACCACTAACTATTGTTGAATTAACGGGAACTGACCAATTGTAATTAACCCCACTTATTGGTGTAACACTAAAAGTTGTTGATGTATTTGTTCCAATTATACTACAAACACTTCTTACCCCCGATATTGAAGATGATGAAATTGTTGATTGAGTTGTTGATAAAGTTTTAGTTGATAATACACTACCACCACAACCATTATTTAGATTAACACTAATTGTTCCCGAAACAAATGAGTTAGACACTAATACATTTATGACATTAGTTCCTTGACCTGATTGTATTGTCATATTTGTTGGAACTGACCAAGTAAATGTTCCACTTTGGTTTGTTACACTATAAGTTACCGATTGACCTAAGTATGGACATAAATCACCAGGTCCTGATATTGTACCAATATTACTATAAAGATTGTTATTTGATACTGAACCATAAGTCATAGGTGAACTACCACATTGGTTAACCGACATTACACTAAACTGACCTGAAGTAAACGTAGTACTAAATTTAACTTTAATTGTATCATTGTTATTATTACCAACTAAAGAAACACCATTAGGTAATCCCCATATATAATTAAATGAAGTTGGGACTGAATCTACACGATAGGTATAAATTGTATTACCATCAGCACAAACCGTGGAAGGTCCTAAAATTGAAGTTGGTCTTGTAACATATTTGTCAATGGTAAATGTTTTAGTTGTGGTACTACAAGCGTTTGTTGCGGTAACCGAACCGCCTGAACCTGTAACTAAGTACATACTAAATTTAAGTTGAGTAGTATCATTACCTTGTCCTGAAAATACGTTAACCCCATACGGAGGAACCCAAGTATAAGTTGTATTTGGTTGTGAATTTGTAATTACATATTGTTTAACACTACCAATAGGGTCACCACAAAAGTTACCTGAGATTGTAGGTTTGTTAGGTAATTTAGAAACCCAAATACTTCTATGATAAGTAATACCATTTGAAACAACATCAACTTCAATACTATCTTGAATAAACCCACTTGAAAAAGTTACATTAACATTTTGACTACTTAAACCATTAGAAGATGTAACACCATTAGGTAATATCCAAGTAATACTATTAGGACTTGTGTTAGAATAATTTATGGTGTAAGTTGTTGAATTAACACCACATATTGGGGTGATACCATCTATTTGTCCGACATTTATTAATACCGAAGTACAACCTAAATTAATTATATTTTGTGTTGTACAATTTTTAGAATCTGTTACCGTTAAAGTATAATCACCCGAAGGAATGTTTGTTAAATTTTGTGATGTCGAACCATTTGACCATAAGTAAAAGTATGGAGGAGTTCCACCAACAATTGAACTAGTTATACTACCATTACTTGAACCACAATTAGGATAATTTACAATATTTAACCCTAAACTAAGTTGAGATGGTTGAGCTACATTTAAAGTTGTGATTTTATTACAACCTTTGTTATCGGTTATAGTTACGTTGTAGTTACCCGCGGTTAAATTACTAATTGTATTTTGATTACTTCCATTACCCCATAAAATAATATAAGGGGAAGTCCCACCTGAGATGTTTGTTACCGAAAGACTACCATTACTTTCACCAAAACAATTTACATTTGTAACTGAAGTGGTAAGTGTAATTGTTGATGGTTGTGTTATTGTAACTGAGTTTGTTGTTGTACAACCTTTACTATCCGTGATGGTTACTGAATAAGTGTTTGCTGGTACGTTATTCAAATCCTGATTAGTAGAACCATTAGACCAACTATATGTATAAGGTGAAGTTCCACCACTTGGGGTTAAGTTAATACTACCATTGACACCATTAAAACAACTAACATTTACGGAAGTTAATGATGATGTAAGTAACGTAGGTTGTGTGATTGTAACCGAGTTAGTTGAACTACATAGGTTGTTATCAGTAATTGTAACTGAGTAATTACCCGATGTTAGATTAGATATATCTTCAATTGTTCCACCATTTGACCAACTAAAAGTAAAAGGACTATTTCCTGTTGGTGTTAAATCTATCGAACCATCACTACCACCATTACAAGAAACATTAATTGAAGTTAGTGTTGAAGTTGGCGGATAAGCTATAGTCCAACTAGATAAAATATCATAAGCATTGTTCGTACAACCAATTCCTGTTGTACAATTTCCTCTTCTACCTCTAATTTGAACCGTAATCCCATCACTTAAAGATGATGTTGATATTGTTGTACCAAGAATATAATTTGACCAAGAAGTTCCGTTAATTGTATATTGAAATATGTCAGAACAACCAACCCCACTTGAACCTGAATTGAATGTTGCGGATAAATCAGTTCCGACACAAACATTATTAGTATTCGGTGTTTTAGTATTTAATGTTGGGTTAATTGGGTCAGGAATGACCGTAACCGTATGAATGTTTGATGTATCTTTACAACCATTACCATCTGTAACGATAACTCTATAATCTCTCGTTACACTTGGAGTCGCGTTTATTGTTGAGGTTGTTACCGTATTTGACCAGCCACTATTATTGAATTGCCATTGGTAAGTGTATGTCGGTATTCCCAATGTAACTGATGAAGTTATGTTGTTTGTTCCTGAACCACCCGCACAAATCTGTGATGAACTTGGTATTGTAACAATCGGACTTGTCGCTAAAGATAATGTAACCGTATTTGAGTTTGTCGATTGATTACAACTATTTGTAACTTGAACGTAGTAGTTTCCAAGGGTTGATGTTGAGTATGTGCCACTATTAGCTCCCGATATACTAACTCCGTTACGATACCATTGATATGTAAATGGTGTTCTAACCCCTGACGCAACAACTGAAAATGTTTGTGGTGTTGTACAAGTTTGTAAATTAATTGGTTGGGTTGTAATAGTTGGTGGTGATGAAGTATAAGTAACACCTAACTGAAAGTTTCCTTTAGCACTTCCATAACCTGTGACTAAAACATAATAGTCAGTATTGTTTGTTGAAGTGAAGGTAACTCTTGATTGTGTCGAACAATCGTCATCATTATAAGTTAAACAAGTTAGAGAACCACAAACTCCCGTATATACAAATAATTTAGTATCGAATGAAGTTCCTGTACATAAACTTAAAGTAATGTTTTGTCCGTTACCAACGACTTTATACCAAACACCAGGTGCTGTCCAAGTTTCAAAAACGTCTGTGAAACAACTCGGAGAATCCCCTGTTTGAGTCGCGTAATTAGTACTTCCATTCCAAGTTACATCACAAGTCGTAGAAATTGCTCCTGAACATAAATCGTTTGATGGGGGTGGAATACTACATTTTACTTGTCTTGTTCTGCTAACAGACTGAGTTCCACAATTACTATTAGTATGAGTATAAAATCGAACAACTTCATCTGAAGTTGGTGTGTATGTTATCGGTGTTGTCCCGTAAATATATTTTGTTGTTCCACCACTATTTGTTATGGTAATAAAATCTGTGGAAACTGAACTATTAAATGTATATTGAACGTTTGAAATTAAACTAACGTTTGAGTATTCACCCGCATATCCTAATGTTGTAATGTTTTCAAAAGAACCTGAACAAGATGGTGAGTATGTTGTAGAAGGATATAAAGTTCCGTTCGTACATCCAGGTGTTGATGTTGTAAATGACCAAGTTGAACAACTTAAAGCCGTACCTGCCGAATTTTTAGGAATAACCTTCCAATAATAAGTGGTCGAATTTGACAACGTTGGTGTATATGAAGTACCTGATTGATTAACTACAAATGGGGGTGAACTATTTGTTCCAAAGTAAACGTCATAACTTGTTGCGTTACTAACCACACCCCAATTTAAAGTTTGTGATAATAAAATGTCTGTTGAATTGTTTGTCGGTGATGTTAGTGTGGCACAAACGGGTATTGCGGTATAGGTTAATATTACACGACCCGCAGCTCCCGCTCCACCATTTCTTGATGTGGTGTTGTTTTTAAATGCTCCTCCACCCCCACCACCAGGTGTTGAACCTGCCGTACCATTACCACCCGAAGCGTGTCCACTACCACCATTACCACCACCTGAAGGGGCTGTTGCTCCTGCAGTTCCTGTAGCATCAGTACCATTAGCAGAAGTCCCCGCACCTGAACCACCACCTCCAGAAGTTACTCCACCAACCCTACCTGAACCACCTCTATATATTGTTTGTCCAACCGAATTAGTCGTTGTCCCAACACCCGCAGTAGTTCCTACCGCACTTTGACCACCTTTCGCTAAGACACCATCATTGGATGATGTGGGTGCTGAGTTAGTTAATTCATTAACCCAAGTGTCATTTCCATTTGCAGCGTTACCTGATGTTCCTGTTCTTGACGCTCCAACCACCCAATAAATAATTTGACCAGGAGTTACGGATATTGTTGATATAGAATGAGAACCTCCCGCACCACCCGCTAAACCACCTGTTCCTGTGGTTGATTGTCCTGTTCCCGCACCTCCACCACCCCAAGCATCAATCTTAATTGAATACACGTTTGAAGGTACAATCCAAGAACCCGAACCAGAACCTACTAAAGCTCCTGATGCAGGCATTGCAGTTTGTGAAAATGATTTAATACATAATAGTGTGAATAGAGTTAAAAATATGTATGTTATTTTTTTCATTGTTACACATAATTTCTACTCTCTTAAAAGAACTTCTTAATAGAAGACCCCCAATTTCCTTGGGTAGGTTGAGTTATTTATATAAATATAAAAAAAGAAATAAAAAAATCAAATTAGTTATAAATAAACCAATCAGGGATATTCCTATTTTTCCAATTCGCAAAATCTTTTTTTTCTTTTCTGTAATATTCTCTATAAGAGTCAATAGCACTTCCTATTTTACACTCAATAGGCATTGCTAAAGCAAAAGGAGTTAATTCTCCAATACTTTTTATCTTAGGTTTATTAATTATGCACCACTCAATAACATCTTGAGATTTATGTCTTTTTCCGTACCTATAAGTATATTCGGAACATAATTCCATACCCAAATCACATAACCAAACGTAATTCTCATAACACTCTCTTACCCAAATAGAACAAGGGTGATTTTTGTGAGACAATTTGTATGGTACTTCATTAGTTACTTGGTCGGTCATATGATGAACACCACATAAAAGTTGGGAACTTTCAAGTATCATTTTAACAACGTGTTTATCACAATGATATTCCGCACACTTTTTTGGATTATAATCTAAAACAAAAATATTCATTAGTATTTTTTAAGAATGTTTTCAATTACTTCTATATCTTTCATAGACATTTGAAGTCTAATTTCAGATAATTTTTGACAATTTTGATTCCAATTTTTATCTGAGATTAATTGCTCATTTTCAGGGATTGGAGTCGTTACATTTGTAAGATGTCCTTCCTCATTTAACCATTCAATAACTTGTTTAATTTCTTTAGAACGGCAAGATGATAAGAATTCATCTACTTCAACTTCCACTTCGGCATAAGTTTCAAAATAAGGCATAGTTTTTAAATTTTAATTATTATTGATTATATTTTTACATTTAGAACAGAAATCACCACTATCATACTCGTCATTAGCGATGGCCATAATACAAGTTAAATCAGAACAATGGTCTAAACCAAGAGTGTGACCGATTTCGTGGATAGTCGTTTCTTTAATAAACTCAGGTTTACCTCTCATAATAATAGTATTACCGTAGATTGTTGTATAACCTCTTAATCTCATACCATCTTTTGTGTATAAATTATTGTTGGTAATATAGATAGTTTTAACATCTTTTCTCAAAGATGTGACACACTTGTAGGCATCTAATGTATCACCATTAATAAACAAATCTGATGTAACTTGTTCAGGATTACCAATACTTGTAGAATAACCATAAAAATCTTTAATTACATTAGATGTCTCTTCAAGTATAGAGTAATCAATGTTACCTAAAGGAACTATGTTTATATGTTGATTATTTTTTCTAACGGACTGATAATCAACGATCTCTGTTCGAACTTCTTCATAAATTACAGGGGTTTCCGTAACTACCTGATTTTCAATACGTTTAACATTTTTATTAATTTCTCCTTTGTTGTTTTTAACATATTCAGCAATTGTGAATACTACAACTACAAATAAAATGGTGGTGATTATATTTTTCATACCACAAATATATAAACTTTTTCCTAATTGGCAAAATTTAATTTAAAATTCTTTTTATTTAGATTTAGTCTAAATAAAAATTATAAATTTTTCTTACCACTAAAAATATTTGGTAAATTGTTTCTTCTATTTGGTCTAGAAGGTATTACTTTTTCGATGGTTTTCCGTATAGAATCTTTCTTAATTTCTATGAGTTTTTCTCTATCAATAGGTTTTTTTTCTGAAACTATTCTAACATCTTGCTTTACAGGTTCAGTATTTATTATAGAATTTACTTTATTGTAATTTATTTCTTTTCTCTTATTTAAAGATTCTTTTATCGATTTTTTAATTAAGTCCGATTTTGAATGAATAATTTCAATATCTTTAGATATTTTGTCATTAACAATTATTTCAACTTTAATTTCTGTAAAAATTTCAGTAACTAAACTAGGTAACTTTAATTCTCCGTTATTTTTGAAACTTAAAATTCTGTAATCCTTTCTTATTTTTGAATCATATCCTGTTTCAGGACTTTGGGTTAAACTATTTGAATGTAATCTTCTAAAAAAACAATTATTTTTTGTAAATCCTAAAGATAGTCCGTTTTTATAAACTCTATTTGAAAAGTTTGAATCCGCCTCACATCTCCAAGGTTCAAATCCGTTCATAGACATAAAAACTTCTTTTTTAATTGAAAAGACACCTTCTCCGTAATATGTTATTTTTTTATGGTTGTTAACATTGTCTATAAAATCATAATATCTAGGTTTAATAATGTCTTTTGTTTTATGTAATTCCAACATATCCGCAACCATATTTTCACTCATTATATCGTCCGAATCAAAGAATAAAATTATCTCTGAGTTAGCTATATTAGATAAGGAATTTTTAATAATATATGGACCAATATTTTTTTCAAAAAAATAAAACTTAATTCTACTATCAAAATTTTTTGTTTTTATGTAGTTTAAAGTTTCTTTACATCCGTCAATTCCTACAAGAATTTCACAATCTAAATTTTTAACTGATAATAAAACAGAATCTAAACATTCTTGTAAATAGGATGTGTTTTTATAGGTGGGAATTATTACAGATAATCTTTTTTTAACTTCAAATTCTTCACTTACTAGTGGGTGTATTTTTCTAAATTCTGGGTGCATTTTTGAATCTTCATTACCATCGTGTTCAAATAAAGACTTATAAAAGTCCACCTTAAAATTAAACTTATTTAATTTTTCAGTTAATTGTTTTCCCACTCCAGAAGATTTACTTTTACTTTTTTTTAAAAAAATTGGGTCTATTTGGTAGTTTATTAGTTCTAAAAATTTTTTAGGTGAGCAAAAAATACCATCAATCCAATTTGGATAATCCCAATTTTTAAGATTAATTAAATTATTAGGGGTAAATAATCTTAATATATTTTCATTATTAATAAAAATATTTAATTTAGTTTCAAAATTAAAATCTGGAATTAAATCATCATTTAACATTATGAAATGTGAAAACTCTCTTTTAGATAATTCGTAAAATAATTTGTTAACCGTAATCCAGTAACCCTCCTTACCAAGATTTTTTCCATTTTCTAAATACGTTAATCTTTTGTCGTAAAATTTTAATAATTTGTATCTTTCATCATCTGAACCATCATTCAGTATTATTATCTCATTTTTATAGTTAAAATTGAATATTATCTCGATTAATTCTATTAATTTGTCAAACCGATTATACGATGGTATTATATATACGTAACCATTACCAATAATTTTTAAATCTTCGTTTAAAAATTCTAAAATATCTTTTTTCCACTTGTTTTTTTTAGAATAAAAAGTTTTTTTCCCTGGATTTATGTTTTTAACAAACGGAGTATCTTTCCACAAAATTAAAATTTCTTTATTCATTGCGGACGCACAATGGGATAAACCCGTATCGTTACTTATTATTTTTTTAGCATCCCTAATTAAAGCTAATGATAATCTAATATCATCAATAAAAATTTTATCACAATTAGACAATATCCAAGGGTTATTATGAATATCACTTTTAGAACCTGTAAAGTATATTGGTAATTTAGTATTATTTTTAATGATTTTAAAAGTTTCTAAATCAATTTCTTTTTTTCCAAACCAATTGGGTTTTTTGTCGTTTTCATTTATAGAAAGTCCTCCAAGACCATTTAAAAATAAAATATACTCTTCATTAATTATTTCTATTTCCGATGGAAGGTCTACATATGTATGATATTTAGGATCCCATTTATCATTTATCTTTTTTATAAAAATATTTTTATAATCTGGTAAATTTTTATTTATTTCTGAAGACAATAAATCCGGTTTTTTATACTCATAATCAACAATATTTATAAAATCACAATTAATAAAACAATCTTTTACAAATTTATCCTCAAAAAAAACATCAATTTTTTTATTTAATTTTTCGGATAATCTTTTTATTGTCGGGGTTAACATAATAAAATTACCTAACGCATAACTTTTTACTTGCTTAACTAAAAAACTATTCATTATTTAATATAGAATTACATTTATTTATAAAAAAACTATCTTTTTTACCAAATCTAGATTCAAAAGAGTGATAAATTTCAATTTTTTTAATGAAGTATAAGGTTGGATCCCCTGAACCCCATTCTAACATAATTTTATCTTTATTATGGTATTTTTCAATCAATTCAACCTCTTTTTGATTCATCCAAGGGTAACTTTTCATAAATCTTTATTTATAAATATTATTAATTATTTTTTCATATAAATTTAATTATAAGATAACAAAATGGATAAAGTTTTAGTTTTAAACTCAGATTATTCTCCCTTAAATGTTACCTCAATTTATAGAGGTTTTAATTTAGTTATTAGTGGTAAGGCCGAAATATTAAAGTCCTCAGACAAACCAATTCTTGCGGGCGAAAAAACTTACATTAAACCGTTGATTATCCGTTTATTTTACTACATAAAATATCGTAGTAGGACATTAAAAATAAATAGAGAAAGAATCTTAAAAAGAGATAGTTACGAGTGTGTTTATTGTGGTAAAAATGAAAATTTGACCATCGATCATATAATCCCAAAATCAAGAGGTGGAAAAAATACTTGGACAAATTTAGTGACTTGTTGTAGTAAATGTAACGCATTTAAAAATGATAGGACACCTGAAGAAGCTAATATGATTTTAAAATGTATCCCACACGAACCCTCAATACTTCACGACATTTTAAATCCAAACATTAGATCGGTTTGGGAAGAATTTAAAAACTCATTTATATAAAAACAAAAAGGTGTCTTTCGACACCCTCTTGTTAGATATGGAATACCCCCTTTCTGTTACTGGTTTATCCCATCCGGGTTTTACCCCGCTGGTTTCTCGCCGGAGCCAATTGATTTATTACCAAAAGACTCTGAAAATTTTCCACTAAATTTTTGAACTACAGGACAAATAAACTCAGCAATTTTAGATTGCATCTTTTGTCCTATGTTTGATTCGCCAATTATTTCGGCTAAAGTATTTCTTAATGTATTCGCAAATCCTGATTCCATTCCTCCGCCAACACTATGTTGTAATCTTAATGCCATCGTTTCCCCTAAATTTTGTGCAATTTCTCCTGACAAATACTTACAATCTAATAATTTAGTAATTTCGTGTAATTTAATGTTACTAATTGAAACTGCGATTAAGTCAGTCATAAAACTATTTTTATCCATACCAAGAGATACTAACAATTGTCTGACGATATTTTCTTGTATAGTCTCCCAAGTACCTCTACCTATATCTGATATTAAACTTCCCCATTGTTCATTAATTAAATTATGATTGAAATTTTCTTTCATCATTTTCGCAACTTCATTAAGAGCTTTTAAAACAACTTCCTCTTTTTGGGATTCGGTTTTCACAATTTTGTTTTCGGTGATTAGACTAAACCTCTTTTCGATAATCCTTCTTTCTTTTACTAAAAGACTTTCTTTCATTTGTTTAGTTTTAATTAAGTTTTCTTTAACTAAATTATTTAATTTTTTTTCCATTTCTATTAATTATAATAAGGTATTTGCCTTACCTCTGTTTATTTTAACTATATCTTTCCATTTAGTTAGACCTATTTGATTTGCTGGACCTCTTGTCGCTCCACTCTCCCATTTAGTTACCGTTGGATAAGGCGCTGTCGACCCTCCTCCCCCTGACGATGTTCCTCCTGCAGCGTCTTGTTCAGAAAATTCACCTTTATCCTCGATAGTGGTAAATCTCTTCATAAGATTTATTAAAGTATTTACATCTGTTTTCATTAAAACAATTCAGGTTTGGGTGTTCTTTTTGGATAAACCATATAATATTCGTTTAAAAAAGTGACGATTTCATCATCATCAATATAATCTAAACCTTTATATAATTCATCAATATCTTCATAATCTTCATCAGATTCATTTATAGTGTTATTTAAAAAATCATAACCAAATTCAGTAATTTCATCTAAACTAATAAAGTCCTGTCTATATTGTTCTTCACCATCGTCAATGGTTCTAAAGGACACCTCTAATAAGTTTGATACATCATCTATATAAAACGAAATTAAATCTTTAACCTCCATATTAATATTTATTAAATCTTTTAAACATATTAAGTGTCTTTAAAACCTGTTCTTGTATAGGCTCAATCACATCTTCATCAATATCCTGTTCGTCAATATATTTAATAACCATTTCATCATTTGTTATGTCATCATCAACTCGTAAATCTAAAACATCGGTTTCTTCTTTATCATCGTGACCGAAAGTTCCGTGTTCTAAATCATCTTTTCTATCACCTATCATATCTAATGGTGCTCCAACGCTAAGGTATTTGCTCTCAAAAGTTTCTTCAGGATGAAATGCCGATCCTGATTGAGCGTCTTCATCAAACAATCCTGTCGATTTCCCATCGAATCTCATTTCATTAATTCCCACATTTTTATATTCGGAAACATCCCCTTTATTATTTACGGTTAAACCCATCTTATCATTTGCCAAATCCTGAACATATAATGGTTGAGTATTAGATTGAGAATAATTGGTTACATATCCATCATAGATAGTTCTATGTTTATTGAGAATACTTTCCTTTTCTTCTCTTGTCATCTTAAAAAGATATTGATTCATAATTTTTATTTTTTATATAAATACATTTAAACCTATAAAACTTTACTAACCAAATTAATTAGTTGTTTTTTAGTTATAAGATAAGATTCTTTTTTTATTCCTCTTTTTTTATCGGTATAATATGGGTCTTTTGTCCAAGTATCTTTTTTAATTGAGAGAGATAATGTACTTATTCTTTTACCAATATTGTCATAATCTCCATCATCCCAAGATACTTTATACATCCATTCACCGGCCGCGTCAAACAATTCTCCCGCAACTCCCCAACTTCCTGGTGATAAACTTTCACCATCCATAAATAATAGACATACTCTATCACCAATTTCTAACTTTGGATTTATTCTTGAATCGGGATTTAAATCGTTAGGTCTCATATATTTTTACGTATTTTATTAATAATAAATATTATCAAAGTATTTATTGTCGTATGGGTATTACAATTTTAATTAATGAAAATCAAAAAAGAAGACTAATCCTTGAAGGTAGTGGTGATTTTATTGTTGAGATATTATCAAAAAATTATGAATTTGTTAAAAAAGTTATTAAGGATTCATCAAGTCAGATAGGTCTTAATTTAGAGTTTTTGGTTAGTTGGGGAGCGACTATTGGCGGATTTGTAGGTCCTTTAGAAGAATTTTTAAGAGGTGTTGAACCTAGTTTATCTGATTTGGAAATTAGTTTAATCTTAACAGGGGTTATTTCGTCTTATTATCTCGATAATAAAGAATACGTCAAAAAAATTATCGATACTATAAAAGAAAAAGGTTTATATAAACCATTTAAAAAAGTCTTAACTAAGAGTAAAGAATTTAAATCTGTTTTTTCTGATTTTATTGGTAGTTTAGGTATTACATTACATAAAGTAACTAACATATTAAGTTATACTTTTATATTACCATTATTACCCATACTATATAATATGGTTACCGAGAATAATATTAGTTCATCTGAAATTAGTGACCTATCTAAAAGACTAATAGGGTTTGGTCTTTTAACCGTATCTGGTTTGGTATTAAAACAATTAATATCAAAAATCGCAAAAAGATTTAAGGGTAAATAATAATTTGTCTATTTGTTTTTATTTTACTATATTTTATTAGAAATATTAGTTTTTTAAAAAATGGATAAAAAATTCGACTTTAAGGATATCACATTAGTTCCTGAAACAATCAGTTCAATTTCATCAAGAAAAGAGGTAAATCCCTTTTATGAAAATGGTAAATTACCAATATTTGTATCACCAATGGATACCGTTGTTGATGGGGATAATTGTGAGTTATTTCACGAAAACAAATTAGAGGTATGTTTACCAAGAGGAGTTTTTTCAGGTGAAGATGATTCATTTAGTTCAATATCGTTAACGGATTTTGAGAAAATAATTAATTGGTTTAGTGATGGTTCATTAGAAACTAAAGAGACTCGATTTTTAGTCGATATCGCTAATGGTCATATGGAAAAATTACACGAATTATGTAAAAAATTCATAGAGACAAGAGAATCTGAAAAATATGAAATTATGGTTGGTAATGTCGCCAACCCAAAAACATTTGAGAAATTTTGTGAAATAGGTGTTGATTATGTTAGAGTCGGTATTGGTGGTGGTAGCGGTTGTTTAACATCTGCGAATACCGGAGTTCACTATCCTATGGCGTCTTTAATTTCTGAATGTTATATGATTAAAAAAAATAACGGGTTTAAAACAAAAATAATAGCGGATGGTGGATTTAGAAATTATGATGATATTATCAAAGCCATTGCTTTAGGCGCTGATTATGTTATGTTAGGAGGTATTTTAAATAAAACTTTAGAATCTTGTTCACCAACAAAATTATTTGATTTAATACCGATTAGTGAGAAAACTACAAAATTAATATGGGAAAATTTTCCAATATTAAAAAAACGTCTATATAAAGATTTTAGAGGTATGAGTACTAAAGAAGTTCAAGTAAAATGGGGTAAAAATAAACCAACAACATCTGAAGGTATTTCAAAAACAAATAGAATTGAGTACACTTTAAATGGATGGGTTAGTAACTTTGAGGATTATCTTAGATCGGCTATGTCGTATACAAATTCAAAAGATTTAGAACAATTTAAAGATAGTGATTATATTTTTATCACCGAAAACGCTCTTAATCGTTATAATAAATGATGTTTGTTATTTAAGATATATTTTAACTTTTAAATCTCCATCACCTTTAATTAACCTGTGATACATACCTTTTGGTATAAAATATTCTTTACCTTCAGTTAATTTAATTGGTAGTTCATTATCCATTTGAAAATACCAATTATTTTTATGTTGAGGTATTACCACTCTATCTTGTTCATCAAAATGCCATTTTAATTCTTCGGTTTTAACATTCTCAGAAAATGTTCTTATTTTAAGTTTTTTGGAGATATTTTCATCTAAAAAAGGAAATGTTTCTAAATCTTTTTGAGAACCGATCGGTAATGAATTTAAGAACATTCTAATATCATATCTGTATATATCAATATTAAGTAATTTTAAAATCTGTTCTAATTCTTCAAAAACCGCGTACCAAATATTTGTAGGTTCTCCATATTCATCTTCTATAGTGTGTTCTAATTCTTGGGGTTCTGTATCGACAAAGATATATATTTTACCTTGATTAGACATTATTTTTTTAACTCTAACTTGTAAATCGTGGTCAATAAAATATTCATCAATAATATTTTTATTACCATACTCATCAAAATATCGATTAATTATATTAATTAATTTTTCAATTTTCATATTACCAACTTCTACTACTCTTTAAACCCAATTTTTTTCTATGTCTTGACACATTACAACTCCAATATCCTGCGGTAGTTCTATCTTTCTTTTGGTCACACTTATGACGAGCTCTGAATGATTTTGCTCTACCTTTATTAGCATTTTTTATCCTTAAATTAGGGTCACCAAATGTAACTTTTTTAACGGTTCCTTTTGGTGTTTTAACATATACCGCAAATTTCTTAGGACCCCCAGGTGTTCTGAATGGACTATTGAGTTTTACATTTTTTCCGCCCTTTTTAGCTTCAGTTAATATGTCTTCTAAATCAGTTTCATAAATAGGTGCGTCCAACCAAACCTCATCACCATTCTCCAATAACACTTTTTTACCTAAATCGGACTCAACAATCCATATATCATTTTCATTTAAACTGATTAAGTTTTTATCATATAAAGACCTAACTTCATTAATTAAATTAAAGAATTTATCTGAATATACTCTGAAAATATTCTCATTTAAAGGTATTTTATTTTCAATATGGTAACTCAGTTCTTCAGATATTTGAACATCTTTTATCAATTTCATAGGTGGATTTTTAATCTCACTTAAAACTTTACCTATTAGATTATCTATTTTCATAAACCTCTTTTTTATATTAATAAATATGTCTATATTTGATATATGAATGAGAAAATAAAATCGGTAAACACTTTTTATCGTAAAATTAAACTATATTCTATTCTTCCATTTATTTGTCAATACAACATCCCCATAGGATATTAATCTCATTAATTCGGGTTTTTTAATCTTAATAATATCTTTAATTTTAAAAATCAAATTATTTTTATTACAGAATTCTTCGGCGAATTTAAACTTTATTTCATTAATTTTTGTTCTCCATAAATTTTTTGGTTTACACTCAATTACATATTTTTCATTTATTACAAAATCAGGAAAGTAGTTTTTATTAATACCATCAATTTCGTATGGGATTTTATATTTATCAGATTCACCATTTTCCCAAGGTAAATTAAAACGTTCAATCACATATATCATATAACTCAACTCTAGTAAACTTCTAAAAAACCAATCCTTGTACCATCCAGAAATCCCATTTCCAGAATTTTTTGGGGCTGGCTTACCGAACATACGATTTTTATTACCTCTATTTAATAAAGATTGTTTATTTTTTAGTTCGATTAACTTTTTATCGGCAATTTCTTTTCCATATTTTTTAACCCAAATAGTATAAACTGATTTACCATACATTGGATTATTCTCTCCTTTAGTTAAATTTGAAATTTTTTTCCTAAATTCTTCAGTTTTATAAACTTCATAATCCCTCGATTCGACCATTTTATTTTTTGATTCTTCAGTATGTTTTTTACCAAAAAATGGGTTCAGTTCACCAAACTTACCATACATTGGATTATTTTTTCCTTTAACTCTTTCTGACATTCTTTTTTTGGTCTCATCGTTCATTATTTCTTTTAAACCGCAACTTTTACATTTAGAATATTTTTTTTCCGCATTTAACATATTATACTTATTTTTATATGTTATTTCACATTCACATTTCGGACAATTTCTTTTAAAACTTGTCATATTGTTTTTTTTTATCTATAATTATATTCGGTATCTAACATACCTCTAATAATAAATATATGAATAATTTAAAAAAAAATGTACTCCCCGAAAAGATTCTATATCTTATTAGGGGAGTACCTTAATCAGGGTCAGGTAAAACAACATTCGCTCAAAAATTGGTTGGTCACGATTTTTTGGTCTGTGAAGCCGACAAGTATTTCATAGATGTTGATGGTAACTATAATTTTGACTTTAATAAAATCAAAGATGCACATAAATGGTGTCAAGAATTGGTTGAAACTTATATGAAAGATAGTTTAGTTAATGACCAATTTTATCGTGAGATTGCGGTATCAAATACATTTACCCAAGAGTGGGAAATGAAACCTTACTTTGAATTATCCGAAAAATACGGATACAAACTTTTCACCGTTGTAGTTGAGAACAGACACGGGGGTAAAAATATTCACGGAGTTCCTGATGACAAATTAGAAATAATGAGAAATAGATTTGAATTTAAGTTATGAGAAGTTTTTTTTATGTTATATCGATAATAATAAGACTTTTAATTATCTATAAAGTATTTGTACTATTATTTACAACGGCAACATCAGTAGACGAAGAATCTTTTAAAAAATTAATATGGTGGGGAGTTTTTCTAATATTTGACATATGGTTACAACAATCTTTTCCTTTCGATAATAATGATAAAGAAGACTAAATATTTATCATTATCACAATATTTATAAAAAAAAGATTTTAATATGAAAAGAGTTATATTAGACGAAAAAAAAATTCGTAAAATAATCAGACAACAATTACTTGAGGATGTCTCATTAGAAAAAGAAAAAACAGATTCTAAACCAAGATGTTTAACAACTAACACCATTCCATTAGACGACATCGTTGGCACATCAAAAGATTTTAACTTATACATCTCAAATTTGAATAAAAGAGATGGGGGTATTAATGGTATGGTCGATGCTCTTGATATTTTAAGAACTTTAAGACTACATCCTCATATTAATGATGGTGGTGAACATTTATCATATGATTTAATGAATCACCTTAATATGTTCAGAAATAAACATTATTATGACGAAACAAATGGAGATTGTCTTAGCGCGATGGATAAAGTAATTGAACTTTATAAAGAAAATGAGCACGGCGAAGAATTGGTTAAGGACATTGAAAAAGTTTTAAATCATAAAGACCCGACTCCTAGAGCGAAGGAGTATTTAAAACGTTGTTTGAATTTAATAAAAGAAAAATAATCCCCATATAGTTGGGGACTTTTAGGATCGTTATCGTTACGGTAACATTAAAAGGGGAGGTTCGCTACCATCCCCTTTTTTAAAAATAAAAAATTATGGAAAGAAAAATATTATCAGAAGAATTAGGGAGAATGTCTTACCTTTTTGCATATAAAAGAGGTGTTGTTGTAAGTGAACAAAATTTGGTTGGCGTATCAAATAACCCTGAAAAGTCAGGTGTCGATATTAGAACAAACGCCCCTAATTGGAATGGAGGTTCTTCAGGAAACTTATCATTTACAAATTTTTCAACGGATAATAGAGGAATAATTGTTAACGCATCCAATGTTGGCTACAAAGAAAATTTATATGTATTGTCAGTTTCGTCAGGAATTGGGAAAAATTTACCATATAGTATTACAAAAAAAGACCCTATATCAGATACTCCAGAATTAACAAGATTTGAGTTTGTTGGGGAATCATTTCCTTATGCCGATAATATGATAACGCCGGAAGTAAATAAAAATGTTAAAGCGGAATCTCTTCTCTACTTAATTAGAGATACTATCATTAAAAATATTAATGAGGGGGGTATAGATTCTATTAAGAATATTAAATTAAAGGGGTTTGCGGATTCTGCCAGACCTACATTAGATGTTCCTAGAGGTTATAAAGGATTAGATCACTCAAAAGTAGGGTGTGATAAACCTTATTGCGGTGAAAGAGACGATTCAAAACGTAATTTATTTTTGGCAGAACAAAGAGCTAAAAGAATGTCAACGTTTTTAAAGAATTTGGTGAAACAAAAAATAAATGTGGATATTCCCGATGATAAATTTATATTCGATGAACCTGAAAGCGCTTTTGACCCTAATAAAACAGATAAAAACATTAGAGAAGGTAAAAAAAGTGTTTACGTTGAGGTTATTCCTTCTGAACCAAAATTAGGTTCAGGTGTAAGTGGTGAAGAAACTAAAGTGATTACCGTTGTACCAAAACCAAAACAAGGAGTAATAAATTATAAAGGTTATGAACTTAACGTACTTGAAAATATAAAATCTAATACCGGTTATTCCGTTATAACGGTCGAAGATAATGATATCGTTAGAAAATTAATATCTAATGGGGATATTCCTGATTTAAGTGTTACGGGTAAAATTAATGGTAAAACATTGGTAAAAGGAGAAATCACCGGAAATGAAGTAAAAATTGATGGATTATCTTGGGGTAATTTAACCGATTACGAGGAAGGTTCATATGCAAATATGAGATATATAACGGATCCAGGTGTTTTATGTGTAAAACGTTTCATTGATGGTTCGGTTGAATTAGGTGTTTACAAAGTTGTATTGTCGGAAAGTTAATTTTTTTAAAAATTATCAAAAGATATAACATCTTTACCTGAGTAACCTTTATATTCTAAAACAAAAAATCCTGTAACTGATAAACAATCTGTATTAGGATTATAGTGTGTTTTATATTCTCCACACATATTTCCATAATTAATCATATCATAAAGTAGTGCAATTTTATGAAATTTTGATGACATAAAATTCTTTATAATATCTTCAGCGTAATTTTGGTAAGTTTTTTTATCGATACCCATATAGTTTATGGTGGTCACATTTTTATATTGAAATAAAATCTCCATTTTATTTTTATATTCTTTTTTAATTTTTTTATTTTTCAAAAAATAATTAAATCTATCACTATGTTTTTCTAATAATACATTACGAAAAATTTTATGGTTTTCGTGACTAAATACTGAGTAGTGCGACATATACTCAGATTGATATTTCGCAGATTCACCACAAACTTCATCGTGTTTCATTCTACTAACATTCGCCTTTTTTCTTTCTTTCATCGCCTCTTCAAATACTAAAGAATCTAATAATTTTAAATTTATTTTTTTGAAGTCAATAACATCATCTTTTGTTTGTGATAAAAGTAGTGTTGAAAACAACAATGTAATAGATATTAATATTTTATTCATACTACAAATATACAAATTAAATTTCATTCCGCAAAATTTTTATATTATAAATAATCGGTAATACTCACTCTATAAAATTTAAACAAATTCTTGTTATTTTAGTTTCTTTACTATAAAGAACGCAACACGCGAACATAGTTCTTATTTTTAATTTATATTTTTCATAAGCAACCACATCGTGAGAAAGTCCTCTTATAGCACAACTATGTCTAATTGACCCATCCCAATTTTTAATAGTCCTTTCCGCCAATTCTTGATATGTCTCCAATTTACAATTATAAAATGTGTAAACATTTTCCACGTAATCTATAAATGAACTTTCATAAAGTATTTTTGGTATATCTTTATAACTTTTATAGAACTCTTTTCTTATAAGTTTACTATTATCCTCATACCATTTACTTCTGTCTATATGATATGATATAGTTGTTGGGTTGGATACCATATCTCTACAATTTGGTAGTGAAATTGTTTTGTAGACCCATTCAGACCATCTAGGTTTGGTTAGTTCAGGGTATAATAAAATCTCAGGATGATTTTCTGACCATTTTTGACCGGATCGATAACAATCAATAGTGTCTCTAAAATTTAAAAACGTTTCCGCCAATACTTTTGTCGCAATTTCAGAATTGAAATTATTAAAATCTATTTTTTGCGATTTAACATACAAACTAACAGAAATTAGTATTATAATTAATATTTTTTTCATATTACTAATATACAAATTAAATTTCATCTGGCAAAATATTTATATAAATAAATAATTAAAAATATGGCAAAATTAACTAAAACAACATCATCATCTAAAGTAACTTTCGGGATTAAAAGAAAGGGAAAAATAAAGAAAAAATACGGACCTAAAGCCCAAAAACCTAAGAAGTATAGAGGTCAAGGTCGTTAATATAATAATTATTCTGAAAATGTAAATATTTATAGTATAAAACAATACTATGAATAAGAAAAAATACTTTTTTGGGTGGAATAATATTAAATGGGTAATTAAAGAAGCCGTTAATATTTACTCAAGTAAAAAATCATTTTTCTCAAAGAAAAGAATTGAGTCTGGAATAGCATTTGTTATTGCACAATGGGGAATGATATTTTTCCTATTGGAAAATATAAATAAAATGAGTGCTTCAGACCTTTTTATTTGGTCAGGTATAGAATTTGCGGTTTCAGGTTATATTATTAACCAAATTCAAAAAGAAAAAAAACAGGAAGAATCTGAAAAAGAAAATCCCGAACTTTAATCGGGATTTTTTAATTTACCTAAATCTTCTTTTAATCTTTCTAAAAAAGATTCTTCCCCATCATCACCTGATATTAACCAATCTATTCTTTGAGCGTAAATTTCGGCTTTACGAAGAATTTCCAAACCTTCTTTGAATTTTTCAATCACTTCATCAGGATACTTGTAATGAAATTTATCTTCAGGATATTTTTCATACCAATCAGGGTCTCTCCAACCCTCATCTTTCATCTCTTCTTTGGTTTTTTCTTTACCATTTTTTCTGATTAGTTGTTCAACCTCATCTGCAATGTAACCAATTTTATATTGGTTATATTCAAAAGCTCCTCCTGACATAGTTTATTAATTTTAGAATACAAAGATATAAAAAATCCTTGGGATTTCCAAGGATTTTTATTTTTTTTACTTAACTTCCTCAAACTCAACATCATTTGGGTCTATTGTGGTTGATTGGTCTCCATCGCCACTACTTTGATACATTTCTTGTGAAATTTTGTGGAAATGTTCATTTAATTCATCCATATGTTTTGTAACAGACTCAACATCTTTTTTACTATGAGATTCTTTTAATAAATCTAACTTAGAATTAATTTCGGTTTTTTGTTCTTCTGTTAATTTATCTGATAAATCATTCATTGATTTGGTAATATTGAATATTGTACTATCCGCCATATTTAAAACCTCAGCATCTTCTTTGGATTTCTTATCTGATTCGGCATTTAATTCCGCATCTCTTTTCATTCTTTCAATATCTTCTTGCGATAAACTTGATGAAGATTCAATTCTAATTGATTGTGTTTTGTTTGTGGCTTTATCAACCGCAGAAACATTAATTATACCGTCTGCATTCACATCAAACACGACTTCTATTTGAGGTGTTCCTCTCATAGCGGGTGGAATACCATCTAAATGAAATCTACCAATAGTTTTATTATCTTTTGCCATAGCTCTCTCACCTTGTAATACGTGAATTTCCACACTTGGTTGATTATCTGATGCGGTAGAAAAAACTTGTGATTTTTTGGTTGGAATTGTTGTATTTGACTCGATTAATTTTGTAAACACACCACCCATAGTTTCAATACCTAAAGATAATGGTGTAACATCTAACAATAAAACATCCTTAACATCGCCCGCTAAAACACCTCCTTGAATTGCCGCTCCTAAAGCTACAACTTCATCAGGATTTACCCCTTTTGATGGGTCTTTTCCGAAGAATTTCTTAACTGCGTCTTGGATTGCAGGAATTCTTGTTGTACCACCAACTAAGATAATTTCATCAATATCACTCGGATTTAATTTCGCGTTTCTTAATGCTGACTTACAAGGGTCAATAGTTCTCTGAACCAAAGAATCTACCAATTGTTCAAATTTAGACCTTGTAAGTGTCTTAACTAAGTGTTTTGGAATACCATCTACCGGCATAATATAAGGTAAGTTAATCTCTGTTGAAACGCTTGAGGATAGTTCTATTTTAGCCTTTTCAGCGGCCTCCTTTAATCTTTGCAATGCCATAGGGTCTTTAGAAATATCGATACCATTCTCATCTTTAAACTCCTTAACTAACCAATCTATGATTGTATTGTCAAAATCATCACCACCTAAATGAGTATCACCATCTGTTGACAATACTTCAAAAACGCCATCACCTAATTCTAAAACTGATACATCGTGAGTTCCACCACCACAATCAAATACCACGACCAAAATATCCTTATCTTTCTTATCAAGACCATAAGCTAGAGCGGCCGATGTGGGCTCGTTTATGATACGTCTTACATTTAACCCCGCAATCTCACCGGCCTCTTTAGTTGCCTGTCTTTGAGCATCGTTAAAGTAAGCGGGTACGGTAATAACCGCGTCAGTCACAGAAGTTCCTAAATAATCTTCAGCGGTCTGTTTCATTTTTTGTAAGATGATTGCCGAAACCTCTTGTGGGGAGTATTTTCTATCATCAATCTCAACTCTTGGAGAATTATTATCACCTTTCACTACTTTATAAGGAACTCTTGTTAATTCCTTTTTGGATTCTTCAAAAGAAGTCCCCATAAATCTTTTAATTGAATGGATTGTTTTATCGGGGTTTGTAACCGATTGTCTTTTAGCAGGGTCTCCTATTTTTCTTTCCCCACTTGTTGTAAAACCAACGATTGATGGTGTTGTTCTCTTACCTTCACTATTAGGTATCACCACAGGTTCATTACCTTCCATTACCGCAACACACGAATTCGTGGTCCCTAAATCAATTCCTATTATTTTTCCCATACTTTTTTTTTGTTTAATTATATTAATATTTTATTATGGAGTCAACTCCAAAATTCGCTTATTAAAAACTATACCAAACAAAGGGGTATGACAAAATGTCATAAAAATTTTAAAAAATATGACAAAATTTATTTGGTGGATTAAAAAAAAGTTCATACCTTTGTCTTATGAGAAAGAAAAAAACAACCACAACAGAAACAACAACACAAAAAGTTACTACCACTAAAAGTACTAAATGGCAAAGAACATATGAAGATGAATTTAGAATCTCAATTTGGAAATTTGATAGTAAAATAAGTATGGTAAATCCTTACGAAGTGGAAGTTAAATTCAAAAAGGAAATTACTATGGATATGCCTAAGTTAAAGGTTAAAAGAAAAAAATCATAGTCTTTACATATTTATCATCTAATATTATTATTAAATTATGACAGAAGAAATGAAAGCCAACCTTTATGGTCAATTATTAAACGAACATACTCGTATTGGAAATAAAATATCCGAAATTAAAGGTCAAAATATCGAACCTAATCAAAAACAAAAAGAAGAAATTAGAAAGTTGGAATTACAACAAATTAAAATTATGAATGATATTAGAAAGTTATTTTAATATATTTATATAAAAAAAATTGTGCCTAATACTGAAAATTTAAGTAAGAAAGAAATCAAAGGGATTGATCTGGTTGTAAAAGCATTAAAGAAAAAATATCCTTTTATTAGCGGTTTTAATATTTTCCCTGATTATGAAAATAAATACAGATATACGCTATTTGTTGATTTAAAAATTAATTTTGAAGAGTTATCAAAATATTCTGGATTTGAATTATCTGATTCTTATTTTAAAGATAAAGATTCACTAATAAGTAAAACTTTTTTAGCTCTTTATTTTAATTCGGAATCAATAGGTAATCAAGACTCTGTTGATGTGTTGGTTGATTATTTTATTGAATTAAAAAGTTCAATAGATAAAGATATGGGGGATTTTTATGGAAATAGCATTCCAGATGAATTTAAAATTAAAATTAAAGATTCTGATGCTAGTTACTTAGGAGAATATTTTTCAGGTCTTAGTTTAGACGGATTTACTGACGATTCTATATCAGAGAATAGTTGAATTAATATCTATTATTCCCCTATTACCACCTTTATTTTTTAATAAAGGGTTTGTTGTAAAATCAATTAAAAAAATATCACCTTTAGTAAAATCATCTTTATCTAACATATCTGTTTTTATATTATCACCCCAAATTAAAATATTTTTAGGGTTATTAACGATTTTTAAATAACTTTCATTTTCAAATTTATCCAAATCAGATTTTGTTTCTAAATTAGAAAATTGGTTATCTTTATCCCAACTTAAATAAATCATTTGTTCTACTTCTAAATAATCATCCATTTCCATCTCACCTGAACCTTCACAATATTCACAATCTTCTCTACCATCATAACAATCTGGGCAGTTTACGTATCCGGTACCTTCGCAAGTTGAACAAGTATCTTTTCCTTCTCCACCACAATTATCACAAGAATTATCTTCATCATCTTCACCACTACCACCACACTCATCGCAATCAATTTCTCCATCACCACCACATTCGTGACAAGTTATATCGGAATCACCACCACAACTTGAACATTTTTGAGTGCCGTACCCACTACAAAACTCACATTCATCCATTACATCTTCTTCAGTTATTTCACCAATACAAAAAGAATATAAGTTATTTTTTATTTGGTCGTAGGTGTTTTCCAAATCGGTGTTGCCTCTATTTATTTCGGACACCAAAAAACATAAAATCACGGTATCGATAGGGTTATAACTATCAAAAATATTATGATAATCAGACATTCTCTTTAATTCTCTATAAAAATCAGATGGAATTTCATCAGAATATGTTCCAGAAAATTTATTCGCTAATTTTATTAATTTATTTTTATCCATTTTGATTATATTAAATAAATATTATATATTTATATATATGACAAAAAAAGAAAAATTATCTTCATTATTCGATAGACTTCGTAAAGTCGAATCTTATTCCGATATTGAATCTGTTTCAAAAGAAATTGGAGAGTTTTTCAATGAAAACCAAATTAAAGACCCTGAATTAAAAAAAACTCTTGATAGTTTAATATCTTTATTAAAGTTAAAATTTAAAAAGCGTAAGAAACAAAACGAAAGTTTAAAAACATCAAATTACGTTATTAGCGAAACTCAGTTACAATTTATAATTAATAATATAAAATGAAAAATTTAATAATACTTGTCTTAGTATTTTTAATTTCCTGTTGTCAAAACCCCCAAGAAAAAGTTAAATTTAAAAAATGTGTAATTACAAGTATTAGTGTAATTAGAAATAAATCATCCATAGAATTCGGATTAAAATATTTTTACCATACCGATTGTGATGTCACATTTACAAATAGAAAAAACATTTATCAGATTGGTGACACAATTAATATAATCGATTAATTTACTTTCTACGTCTATACTTCAACTCAGTTTCAAATTGTTCACCTGTTTTATTTATTTTGTGATGTAATTCCCAATTCTTAATTGATGAATTTTTTTCTTTGGCAAGAGACCAAAGTTTTGATAATCTTTTCATAATTTTTGATGATACAATTTTCATTTTCTTTTCTTCATTTAAATAAAATCCTAAGATATTATTATCAAATTTATTAAAATAATCAATCATATCATAAAATATTTTTTGTTTTTTACCTATAAAACCAATAATTTCTTCAAAATCACTTGTTGTCATCATTTCTTTAACTTTGGTGATTGTATTATTGGTTAAATTAATATAAACAATTCTTAGCAATTCGTCAACTAATTCATCATCGGTTTTAAATGATTCAACATTTTCTACACCAACTCTCTTTAAGAAAATTTTAACGGCTTTTGAATCCTGTTTTAATTCTTCTCTCATTTTTTCATAAGAAAAATTATTAATCTTCTTTAACATTTTATAAGTTTCATTGTTTGTTAGAAAATCATAAAAACCTTCTTTATCTATTTCATTAGACCTCATAAGCGAAGAAACCTCAATTGGTCTAACCAAATTTTCAACCGCATGAGTAAAATAAACGTAATGTAAAAATTTCTGTATTGGGTAGAACGGAAAAGATGTTGAGGCAATTCCGGCATAACTCGGAACTTCTTTTATTGATTTGTATTTTTTCTTATAATTGTTATATGAGTGACCTAATTCGTGAGACAAAGAACTAGTAATCTCCTTAGATTTTTTTTCAAAAAATTCTATAATTTCTTTTTTTGTTGTTCCTTCAGGTCCTGCCAAATTAATAATCATATTAATTTGACCTTTATCTATTTTAGCTTTTAATTTTAAAATTTTATTATTAAAAATCGTTCTTTGAGCAACCGCCATAGAATAAAACTCAACATCTGATAATTTATCATATTCTTCAAACGTTATTGTTAAAAAAACATCAGTAATATATAAGTCGGATATAGATAATCCAGTTTCAATATCAAATTCCATTTCATTGTCTAATTCATTAGGAATGGTTTGTAATTCATTATATATTTCATTATATAATATTTCGGACGATTCTAAAACACCTTCAGGAACACCAACGGCTTCTTTTAATATTCTTCTAATTAAATCTCTCATAATAGATAAATAGTTTCAAAATTTAATTTGATTTTACTTTTTTTTATAACTATCTTTGTTATGGTATTAAAACTTATGAACAAACTAGATAAACAATACGCAGACCTACTCCAAGACATTTTGGATAATGGAGTAACAAAAGGTGACCGAACAGGAACTGGAACTATCTCAGTATTTGGAAGACAAATACGTCATAAAATGAGTGATGGGTTTCCTTTACTTACAACTAAAAAGATGGCTTGGAAAACTATGGTAACTGAATTGTTATGGTTTTTAAGAGGTGATACCAATATTAAGTTTTTAGTTGACAATGGTTGTCATATTTGGGATGGGGATGCTTATAAGAACTATGAAAAATGGTGGAAATCTTACTCTCCAGGCGGTGCGCCAATACCACTATCAAGAGAAATGTTTATTGATAGAATCAAAACAGATGATGAGTTTGCTAATAAGTGGGGTGAATTAGGACCCGTGTATGGGCATCAGTGGCGTAATTGGGGAGAATGGTCTACGATTGGTGTACCTAAAAAAGTTCTTAAACCAGGTATCGACCAAATCGCAAACCTCATCAACGACCTCAAAACAAATCCCGACTCAAGACGCCTACTTGTCTCAGCGTGGAACCCAGCCGAGCTCGATCAAATGGTACTTCCACCTTGTCATTATGGATTTCAAGTTTATACAAGAGAGTTAAGTGAACAAGAACGGATGGATTCATATAACAAATCAAATTGGAACAAAGATATATTCCCAAGTGACGTGAGTGGATGGAATAGACTATTTGATACTTATAACATTCCAACCAGAGCAATCTCTTTAATGTACAACGCCAGAAGTCAAGACGTTCCGTTGGGGACCCCATTCAATATATCATCCTACGCATTACTATTAGAGATAATTGCGAAAATGGTTAATATGGTTCCTGATGAATTGATTAGTAATATGGGTGATTGTCACATCTATCTAAACCAAATCGATGGAATTAAAGAACAATTAACAAGAGAACCTTTTGAGTTACCAAAATTAGTTATTTCTAATCAAGTTAATTTTAACGAAGGTATTGACGAATTTTTGAATAGTTGTTTAATAACCGATTTTCAAATCGAGGGTTATCAAAGTCATCCAACAATAAAATTACCACTTTCTAATTAATTCTTAGGGTTACCATTTAACTTTATACATTTTGTAGATATTTATGTTAAATGGTAGTCGTATGATTGGAATATATAGAATTAAAAATTTGGTTAATGGTAAATGTTATTATGGTTCATCAAAACAAATTGAAAAGAGATTAAGTAGACATAAAAGAGAATTAAAAAATAATATCCATATAAATTGTATATTACAAAGAGCTTGGGATAAGTATGGTGAGAAAAATTTTTTATTTGAGGTTGTTGAGGAATGTGATGAAATGGTTTTACTTGAAAAAGAACAATATTATTTAGATTTAAATCCAGAATATAATATTGGTTTAAAATCAAGTGGTGGGGATAACTTAACAAAAAACCCTAATAAAGATAAGATTGTTGAAAAAATGACCGAATCGGTTAAAAGAAGATATAACACAATGACCGATGAGGAGAAAAAAGAAAAACACTCCCAACCGATGGAGACTAACCCAAATTGGAAGGGCGGTATATCGATTTCTAATTGTGAAGTTTGTGGTAAAAAAATTAGTCAGGGAGCAAAAAGATGTATGGAACATATTAAGTATGAAAGAAATGGACCTGATAACCCATTTTTCGGTAAACAACACTCTGAAGAGACTAAAAAGAAATTGAGTGAAAAAAGAAAAGGTAAAAAACCAACTAATATGACACAAGTTGAAATTGATAATATTTTTTATGAGAGTTTGACGGAAGCGTCGAGAAAGACAGGTATTCCATCACCAACTATTTTATGGAGAATAAAATCTAAAAATAAAAAATACGAAAACTATCAATCACACCCTAAAATATCAGCACCTTTATCAAATTAATTCATATTTACAATAAAGGGAAAACCGTGAAAAAAATAATTTTCATATTATCATTCTTAATAAGTTGTGCCATTAATTCACAAGTTTCTTCCGTTTATACTTTTAGTGAAACTACAGGTACATATACACCAATAACAGGTGGGGTTCAGTTGGTAACAACTACTGGTGGTGTCACATCATACGATACTGATGGTAGTAGTGTTACATTATCAAGTGGCTCACAATTTGTATTTAATGGTTCAACCATAACATCCGTTAATATGACCGCGGATGGTTCATTGTGGTTAAATCCAACAACTACAACAACAGGAAATGGGGTTACTGGCCCAATCTCTTCAAATAGTGGTGCGGCGGGTGTAATTTCCGCTTTGGGTATGGATTTAAGAAGTACCGCAATAAGTTCACAACTCTATGAAAGAAGGTGGGAAGATTTAGGTTCAGAGGTAGTATTTCAATGGCAAAATTGTGCAAGGTATCTTCAAAGTAGTACGGAACGTTTTTCATTTCAAATTAGAATTGAAAAATCAACTGGTAATATTAGAGTAGTTTATGGTAATATGACAACTATCGCCAATAGTACAACATATCAACCACAAGTTGGTTTAAGGGGTACAACCAACGCGGACTACAACACAAGGAGATTGACAAACTCAGTTCCAGATGCTTCTCCAAATTGGGGAGCGCCTAATGGAACCACAGCCGGAACATCAAATGCACATACTTGTAGATTCACCAGTAATGGTACTTGTTATCCGACATCAGGATTAATTTTTATTTGGACATATACTGGCGCTCCTAACAATAATGATTTTTGTTCAAATGCAACAACAATAACTACACCATATTCGAGTGGTCTTGTTTCCACCATAGGTTCAACTTCTGATGTGCCTACTAGTACGTCAAGTTGTGCTACTCAATCGAATAATGTTTGGTACAAAATAACAGGGACAGATAAGAATTTAATTGCTTCTACTTGTAATAATTCAACCAATTTTGATACAGAAATAAGGGTTTATACAGGTAGTTGTGGGTCTTTGAATACTATGGTTGAGGTTGATTGTAATGATGATGAAGCGACTTGTGCTTATAGTACCGTTCAATCCGTTGTAACTTGGTGCGCAACTAGTGGTGTTGATTATTACATTTCAGTTGGTTACTTCTCATCTACAGGTGGTACTGGTAATTTTATATTGTCAGTCACCGAAAATGGTGTTTGTGGTGCCGCATTACCAATTGAGTTATTAGATTTTAGTGGTAAGTTTGTTGAAAATTATAACTTACTTAATTGGGTAACAACATTAGAAATTAATAACGATTTTTTCACAATTGAAAGAAGTATTAATGGTTCTGATTGGGAATTTACCGATAATATTGATGGATCCGGTAATAGTTCTATAAAAAAAGAATATGATTATAAAGACTATAAATTTGTGGATAAACAAATAAATTACTACAGATTAAAACAAACCGATTATAATGGAAATTTTAAATACTTTAATGTCATCAGTATCGATAATACTAATTTAAAAAAACGTCAATTAATTAAAATGACTGATATTTTAGGTAGACCTGTTTCATCTGAATATGTGGGAATTATTTTCCTAATATATGACGATGGTAGTTATGAAAAAATAATTAAATCCACTAACTAATATATGTCAAAAAAAATTACAAAATATCAAAAAATAATTAAGGAATGGAAAGACGCAACACCAAAAGAAATATGGGAAGGTATTAGAGATAATTTTATATTTGGTTTTATTGGAGCAACTCTAGTTGTTTTTATTTCAACAAAATCTGATTTAGCGGTCTTAATTGGGTATTTGACTTATTATTCATTTATGGGTAAAATAGTTAACCGACCTAAATATGTTACAGATTTAGGTAAATTAATAGTATTTCCATTACCATCGGCTTTAGGGGCTTTCACAGGATATAAAGTTTCCTATATGTTAATAAAATACATTATGTATTTATAATTTTTAAATGAAATTAAACACAAATATACCTTATTTTAAATGTTTAGTTAAACAATCTTATTTTACTAAAAATAAAGAACACGAAAACATATATAATAATTGTTACGCTTTCGGAATTCAATCAGTACCTTCTAAAATTTTAACATTTCACGTTATTACTGATTATGGTATGGTAAGATCAAGAGTCCCAATATCTGAAATATATCTAAAAGAACCTAAAAATGACGTTCCTTTTTATTTTAAACAACTTTGGGATTGTTTTGGTTATGATGTATCAATAACAACTTATGATTTTTTAAAGGAGAATAGATGTGAAGTTTTATTAAGGGATAAAACAAAGGTTTGGGCGACGTATATATTCACCGTTGATTGGTATGATAATCCTTTTAGTGATGAACCGTCAGATTATAAATGCGGTCATATTTTAGTGTCTGACGATGGTTATTTATTATGTATGCCAAATAACAGAATTTATTGGAGAGACTCTAATTGGGTAACTAAAGAATTTCCCGTATTACCGCAAGAAATAAAAGTAGATACTGATTTACCTAGTGTTGAAAGTATTTCAGATAGATGGGTTTCAGACGACACAGATTCATTTTACTATTAAAAAATTATTTATTATCTTTATAAAAAAACTATGGAAAATTTGTATAACTACGTATTTTGGTACAATTCTTATCAAGAATTATGGTACGCAATCGAAACAACTAAGTACACCGAATTTATGTCGGGACATCTTAGAGATGAAAACACTCTAACTTCAAATAAAATTGAGACTTTAATTGAGTTAATTAATAACCCGGCTCGTATACCTGAAGAATGATTTGGGATATAACAATTTTAAAAAAAGTGGATGACCATTTCATTGTTATGAATGTTAATGGTGATACTCATCTAATAAACCGAGACTCTTTGGATATCTTTTTAAGAAATGGAAGAGTCTCTAATGCAAAAGAATTTGGTTTCGATGATAAAAAATAGAACCCCTTATGTTGGTAAAATAAAACTACTATTCGAAAAATATCCTCATTATACTTCATCGGATAGTTTATTAAATAAAGTTCATTTTGATATTGGTTTTATAAAATTAGTTAGTCGTATGTTTCCCAATAAAACTAAAGAGTCAGGTTGGGAAATAGATAAAAATAAAATAAACTTAATTAATAAAAACACCGGAGGATATATACGAAATTATATTCATAATGATTTTGTTTTAGAGAACTCTTTTTTGAGTGATGGGGGGATTTATGTTGGTGATATCGAAACAGGGTGGTGGTATTATAATAACAACTTCAAAGTTTGTGATGATTATCCAAAAGGAGTGGCTGAAGTTTTGAGGTTTGGTAAATTGGAAGGTTATTACGGATATACCCATAGGGGAGGTCAGACCTTTACTATTGGGGATAAATTATTTGACGAGAATTGGATACCTACTTTCGATGAGTTAGATGAATATTGGATTGAATCATATGAACAATCGACAGGGATTGAAGTTAGGAATATTAACGATGAATTTTTAATTGAGATAGTTTCTTATATACCATTTAAGAAAAGAGGTTCTGTCACAATATCCAATTTTGAGGAATGTAAGCAATCCGCAATAAATATGTCAAAATATCTTTCTTAGATATTTATTATTTATGAAGGTAACCATAATTCATAAACAATCCGGAATTCCTGAAAAACAATATAAATTTTACGATAAGTTTATTGAGTTTTTACAGGAAGAAATTCCATTACGAGAAGATTTAACAATTTTATTTATCTCTGAAAGATTTGGTAGTATGACAACAGGAAGTAGAGATGAAAAGGGTAGATTACGTATTCTAACTAAAAATAGAATAAATAGAGATATATTTAGAACTATCGCTCACGAATGGGTTCACGAAAATCAAATGAAGGTTTTAAAAAGAAAAAAAGGACCTGATATTGGTGGTCAAAATGAAGATGAGGCGAATGCCAAAGCCGGAAGTTTAATCAAGAAATTTGAAAAAAGACACCCAAATTTAGAAAAATTAATGTACGCCTAAATCAATAGACGTACAATTTAATTTAAGCAATTCCGACCACTTCTAAATCAAAGATTAGTTTTTTACCCGCCAAAGGATGGTTAGCATCTACGATAACACTTTCATCTTTTACCTCAATTATTTTAACCATAATCGGTCCTTGAGGACCATTACCTTGTAAGGTATCACCAACTTTTGGATTTTCAGGTATTTGATTCTTAGGGACTTCGGCAGTCATCTCAATCAAATACTCTCCATAAGCGTCAGAAGGATTAATTTCGATGGTCTTCTTCTCACCTTCAGTCATTTCCAAAAGACCATTTTCAAAACCAGGAATTAATTGCCCTTCACCGATTTTTGATTCCAAAGGATCTCTACCTTCAATCATAGAAGTATCGAAAATTGTTCCGTCTTCTAATCTACCTGTGTAATTCACCTTTACGGTGTCTCCATTTTTTATTTTTTTCATTTCCATCTTTTTAGATAATTATAATAATAAAAAAAAGATAAATCAAATTATTTTTTTAAAATAAAATTTTTATTTTTGTAACAAATATTAAAGATATGTCTAACGAAAAACATTTAGAAGAAATTTTACACGAATTACACATTAGAGGTTTAATAAACATTTTTAATGAAAAGATAAAAGATTTAAATTTTAAAGATGGTAGAGATAGATACTATACTGAGGTATTTAAAATTTATGAAGAAATCATATTAATTCAAAAGAATTAACTAACATAAATTTTTCCCCATAAAGACCTGTATATTTCCAAGATTCTTCCATAATATAATTAATACCATCATTCTGTATTAAATTAAAAGAATCTACGTCCTTAACGTGTAATGTACAATCTATGGAGTAATAATGCCCGTTTGTTGAGTATCTAACTTCATTTATGGTGACATACGAACCAGGTCCATATAATAGTTCAATATCTTCTTTATGAATATTATTTACCATTATCATCAAACACTTCTTCATATCTATAATTATAATGAAAAATGTTTATTATTTAAATGAATAGATATTTATAAATTATGAGATTTATTATAACAGAATCCCAAAATAATTTTCTATGGTTACTTAGAAGATTACACGACCCTGAAATTAAAGACCATTTAACTGAAATAGTTGTTGAGGGTCTTGATATCTATAACCCTTGTGATTATACTCTTGATGAGTATGTAAATATAATTGTAGAAGGTTCGGCAGAAACATTCATTCTATCTTATGAAGATAAATTTACAGGTAAAGAAAATATAGATTCATTACGTCAATTTATAAAAGAATTCATAATTGATAATTATGACACTATCATATCTAAACATTACGATTTTATAATAAACGAATTCGATGATTGCGTTTAATTTACCATTATCCCCATATTTATAGATGGTAATATTAATATGATTTGATTTTTTTTAAAAATTAAATTAATATTTGTTTATAATAAACCTACGATATATATATATAAAAACATATGGGAAAGGATATGAGAGACCTACTTGATGGGTATGGTAAAATATTAAACGAGTCCGACTACACTAGTCTTAAACGTAGATTATCGGGGGAATTATTTGCGGAAATTAAATCTCATCAAAAATCACAAATACAAGAAAGTTCACTTAATAGAATTTTACATCACGTTAGTGAACACGATTGTGCGGTCATCACCGCTTTTAGAAAAAAATTAATTAATTGTGTGAATGGTGAAGAAAGTGAAAATGTTTTAAACATTAAAACAAATAAAGGAAGAAATATCACTCTAAAATCCACATTATTGTATTTGGGTTATCAAGTTACTGAAGTTAAAGGTACTTATATCGAAAATTATATGCAAGAAAATGAAGTTGAGGTTAAAGAAGATAGTTTTTTTGTGGTTAACTCTGATGACAATCCTAAATTTTCTCAAGATATGTTTGATTTAGGTGAGTTATTTTGTCAAGATAGTGTGTTAATGTTCACAAATGGGGGTGGTAATAATTACTTGATAGGTACTAACAATTCCGATTTTCCTGGTTACGAACAAAAATCTCAATTAGGTAAGATTAAACCGGGAATGGAGGGTGAATTTATGACTAAAGTTGGTGGAAGACCTTTTATGACTGAAGATTTTAAAACTCTACAAATCAACACAAAAAAATTAGTTACCGAAATCGGTAGACCAATTGCTCAACACATAAGAAAAAAATAATTTTTTTATCATTTAAAATTTTGATTTTTCTAATTTATTTACTAAATTTGTTTTATGGAATTTATAGAAATCAAAAACGAATTTAATTGGGTTATTAAAATCTTAAACTCAAGTAAGACTAAAGAACATATTTCGGCATCCGAAAAATTATTTGAAAATTTTATAAAAAAATGGGATTTTGAAATATCGGACATTATGAAATTAAAATATCAAAACGAGTTTAATTTACTAAAAAACGATAAAATTTCAGATTTATTTTTACAAAAAGTTTAATTTTTTTATTTCAGAAATAATTTGTATCTTTGTATTATGAAAAAAGTAATTGAAAACATTGGACTTTGGTGGAAATTTGAGGGTAGATATTACCACAAAGATTTTGTCAATGGTATTAAAAATCTAATCAGATGGTTTCCAACTATTTGGAAAGATAGAGATTGGGACGACCATTTCATTTGGGAAATAATGATGAAGAAAATTACCTTTCAAGCCGATTACATTGGTAAAAGAGATTTTCATACTCGAGCTAAACGTGATGCTGAAATAATGATGACCTGTGTTAGGTTGATGGGTAAAGTTCGTGAAGAACATTACCATATGGAATATATGGATTATCACGAGTCTGCATATGATTTTGTTGATTGTGATACACCAGGGTATAAGGAATTGAAAATCACTGAAGTATCTGAAAACTTTGATGACTACTTCAAAAAATATCCAAGAACTTATAAAAAGATTTTGAGTGAAAATCCCAATGAGTCAAAAAGCAGAATTGCTTTTCTAATGTCTATGGAAAATCATAGAAAAGCCAGAAGAATCTTATTTAAACTAATGGAGAATAATTTGGAGGCTTGGTGGGATTAATTTGGTGAATTAAAATAAATTTTGTATCTTCGTACTATGATAATAAACATAACAACCTTGGATTTTTTTACAATTAAACGTACTGTAGAATTTATTAAATCTCAACCTGATTATGATAATCAAGGGGTTAGAAAATACGTTTTCGATAGAGCCAAAGAATTAGGTATTTCTATTAGGGAGTGTATTGATGACTTACAAATATCTGCAATTGATTTATATGTTGACAAAAATTTTGTAAATTAAAATAAATTACGTATCTTTGTATTATGAAAATCACATTTATATCCGACACTCACAATAAACACAATCAGATAACCAAAGATTTACCAGGTGGTGATTTGTTGATTCATGCTGGTGATATATCTTCGATGGGATATAAACACGAAATTCAACAATTTTGTAAGTGGTTTAATGGTTTAGATAATTACACTAATAAAATCTTTATCGCTGGTAATCACGATTGGGGATTTCAAGACAACCCAGAACAAACCAAAGAAATTTTAGATTTCTATAAGAATATTACTTACCTACAAGACCAAATCGATATGATTGGTGAAAATACTGAAGATATGATTAAGGTATGGGGTAGTCCTTGGCAACCTGAATTTTATAATTGGGCTTTCAATCTACCTCGTAATGGTGAGGAACTAAAAGGTAAATGGGATTTGATTCCTAATGATATTGATATTCTAATAACACACGGACCTGCTTGGGGTTATGTTGATAAAATTTTTGGTAGTCAAACTCCGTTAGGTTGTGAACTACTGACCACAAAAATAAAGGAAATAAAACCAAAAATTCACGTTTGCGGACATATCCATAGCGCTCGTGGTTATGTATTTGATGGAAACACTCATTTTATTAACGCATCTGTATTAAATGAGAGTTATTTTTACGATTACAAACCATTCACGGTAGAGTGGAATCCAAAAACAAACGAAATGGAGTTCCTGTAAAGAAAAAACCCCTCAATAGAGGGGTTTTTTATTAAGACAATAATTTATAATACTCTTTAAAGTGTTTTATCCTGTCGGCAAGACCTATATTACCACCATTAACTCTTTTTGTTACTTGAGTTACCACATCATCAGTTGCTCCTTTATCGCAAATCGTCCATAACTTATTACTATCAAAGAAAAAGGCTGCGGATGATAACGGATATTTGGTTGCAACTAAATCAGGATTAGATGTACAATCTTCACCAATAAATTTTGTAAATTTTTCATAATTCACCTTTCCGGTTAATTGTATAAAACCTCTACCTCTAAATTTAAAGCCTTCCTTAGTTGTTTCATCACCATTACCCATTCTACTACCATACACTCTTGATGCAATTTTTTCGGGGTTTCTTGCGTAAGATTCCGCTAAATTACCAGGAAAGTATTTTGGAAAAATTTTCATAAGACCATCTTTAGAGTAATTTAGATTCTCAGACACCGCCTTAAAATTTCCTGATTCGTGAGCACATTGCGATAAGAAGTGCGCTAATCTAAGATTAGAGTTTATATTAAATTTACTAATTGCATCGGGTAATTCCTTCATAACTGATTCAGGAATGTGACCTCTTAATTTTTCAATATTCATTTTATAAATTTTTTAAATATTCACTTAATAAATTAATATCCCAAGATATTTCGTTTAATATTTCTACCACATTACTATCATCTCTATTGTAATAAAATTTTTCAGGGTCTTTAATTTCTTTAATTAAATTAAAGAAATAATCCTGTTGTTTAACAGGTATATAATTTTTTAAAGTGTTATATAGATTCTCGGTTAATATTATTAATAAAGTACCAATACTATAGGGGTATTCATTTTTTTGGATTTTCTCCGTAACCTCAATATACAATAGAGAAATTATTCTAAACAAATTAGATATTCTCTCCTTTAATTCAGTATTTTGACTTAAAAGACCTGTAAATAATTCTTTTATAAAATTTATAATATCGGTCCACATTTATTCTTCGTTTAATATATCAATAATAAAACCATCCTCATATGGTCTTTTTTGGTTATCTCCCTCATCCTTTGTATATTGAAATATGTCATCTAACATTTTTTGAATATTGTTTCTACCTATTTGAGATGTTAGAGCACTATCAAAGAAAATATCCTTATCAACATCAAAAGACCTTCTTCTTCTTTCATCTCCATACTTATCAAGAACAAATTCTGCCAAATATTTAATTTTTTCTTCTTTACTTAAATTTTTATCAAATACAATTACACCATATTTAGTTATCGCACAACTTAAATCTGAAGATTGTATTAATTGTCTCCACATATTTTGAGCGGATTCAGATGCGTCAGATCCGGATTGTATAAATCCTTTATCATCCAACATTTTTCTATATACTTTAACACCTAAATTAAGACCTAAAAACGAGTAGGGTAACCCTCCAGGAAAATGGGTTCTATTTAATGTACCACTATCTAAATATAACTCAATGCCTGATACTCCTTTAGGTAAATTCGAATAGTCTGACATATATCCATTTATGGCGACGTACATACTTTCAAGTTCATTACTAAATCTAAATGTTTTTAAAAAATGACCTTTATAGTGATAAATGTCTTGTATTTTATCATATAATTTATTAAATGCGGTACACATTGACATTATTTTTCTTGGAAAAATTACATAATAATGTCTATTGTACTGGTATAATTTTAACTCCCTCCAATCAAGGTTTTTTATTGATTCTCTTATGTTATTGTACATTTCAGATAAAGATTCGACTAAACTATCAAACTTCATCTGTTTTAGTTGAATCTTTTCACTTTCTTTTTTATTCTTCTCTTTAGCCTTCATTGATTTGACTAAATAATTTCCGGGTTGTCTGGACACTAGTTTGTTAATCTTAATACCCATCTCCTTAACTTCGGATTCCTCTCTTAATATATTTTTAATAATATTATCAATCATAACTTATAAATATCTGTCTTATAGACATTCTTCACCATTTTATATAAGTTATTTTGAGTATGTTGGGAATATTCCCTAACATATATCTCAAGCTTATCTACTATTATCGGTATAAAGTAATCAAAATACTGATATAAACTATCCATATTTGAGGTATCAAAACAAGTATTAAATTTACCGTAAGAATCGATATCACCGAAAAAAGCGGTCGAATTTCCTGATGGATAATGAAATATCATCGCGGGTTCTTTAAAAAAAATCTCATAGTTATTGTTAACTACTAAAGTATAATTTAATGGATGGTAGTGGAGTTCTAAAATTTGTTTAACTGACTTTAATAATTTCTCATTATAAAAGTTATTATTTTGTGGTAAAACTTTTATATTGTTTGTCAGTTCAAACATATTTTTTTAAATTTTAATTAAAGTAACTCCATAAACTTCTAATTCCCACTCCGACCCATATTCTGTAAGACCTAAACCAAACATACTATCAAGAGAATTAAATAAATTCCTTCTAATATCATAAGAAAATCTATTGTGTAAATCTTCTAAGTTACCATTGGATCTATTAAATGGGTCGACTACCACACAAATAACATTTCTCGTAATTGACTTGTCGTCTGACGCTAAATATACACCTTGTTCTTTAAACGACACACTAATAACATTTAAGTCTGAAAATTCATTTAATATAAAATTTTCAATAATTTTCTCTAATTTAGATTCAGTTAAAAGGTATTTCATTTAAGATAAATATTGTAAAATTCTGTTTTGAGCGAATTCCACATAACTTTCCTGTATTTCAAAACCTATAAAATTTCTCTTTATCTCTTTACAAGCAACTCCTGTTGTTCCAGCCCCCATAAAAGGGTCTAAAACCAAATCACCTTCCTTTGTAGAACCTTTGATGAAATATTTTACAAATTCTACAGGATATACCGCAACGTGATTATCTACAATTTTTTTTGATTCTGAAGATATGTTAACAAGTGTTGTTGGTAATGCCCCTAACGGATTTGGTGCCCAATCTTTATATTCTTTTAAATCATCATCACCTTCATTT